CTTTCCACTGTGGAGGCAAATCAGAATGTCTACAGGGGAACTCCGGACGAAGTCATCCGACCGGCTGCACGCATGGCTAGGGCGTTTGCCGAAGCCAACGATTTGAACGAACACGAGACTGCCATCCTGGTTCGCGTCGCTACGTGGCGCACCCTGGCCGATCTTGAGGCAATTAGGGTCCACATAGCCCAACTGAGGCTTTTGGCTCCATAAACCAGCCGTTCTGCGGCCTCGAAGTAAACTTTAAGCCCCACGGGTAGGCCCATTTAGGCCTACTTCGTGGGGCTTCTTGTGCAGTTAGAGCCTACCTGTTCTGGCAGACCACGGCAAAGGTTCGCTCTGTTACGCGGCCCCCCACTGTCGTAATCTGGCATGTGACAAAGTATGTTACGCCCGCTGTTCCGCCAGAGAGCCAAGTCGTTGCATCCGCGACTCCTTTGGAGTTTGCGCCAAGCGTCAGTCCGGCTGGAGTAGCAGACCACACCACAGAAGCAATGGCGTCCGCAACAGATGCCAGGTATAGACTCCAGTCAACCGTGTAGTCCAAATTATCGGAGGGATCTTTTGTGATGCTGGGCATAGAACCATTCCAGGTTCCGGTGAAGCTCATGACAGCCTCCTATTTTCATATGGGACATAGACGCGCCTAATTTCAGAATCAACGAATGTGACCCTGATATCAGCTGGCACCATGATACCACGGTTCTCCGCCTCTACGGTAACTGTTCTTGTTGGATCATGAACACCAGTCGTGTAGAACCAGTCCGCAGCACCTTCTCCGGTCGCGCCGCCTTGGGCTACGGGTGATAGTGCAATCTGATTAAGTGCAGCGCCGCCCCCATAAGCTCCGCCAGCTACTGAAGGAGCCAGCGCCTTTGAGAACGACGCTGCTCCGTTCCCGACAGCGCCCCCGCTTAGGGGAGGGGACATGAGCCTGCCGAAGATCGCTGATCCAGACGCAGTGGCTCCGCCCGACGTTGTCGGGGCCAGCGACATAGAATAGACTACCGAGCCCGCCCCGCCTGCTCCGCCTGTGCCTACGAACGAGTCATTTCGCGCTGAGCTCTGCGAGACCGTTGCGGTGCCAGAGCCTACGCCGCCTCCTGAGACCGTGGGGGCCAGGGCCAGCGTAGCAGGGGCAAGACCACTGCCCAGACCGCCGCCAGAGGCACTCGGGGATAGCGCAAGGTTGGCCTGGGCGCCACCACCTGCCAGCGCCCCGCCAAGGCTCCCAGGGGCCATACTTATGGAAGCAACGCCGGATCCTGAGCCGTTGCCGCCGCCCACTCCAGAGAATACATCATTAAGAGCTGCGGTCTGCGCCACCACTGCCGAGCCAGAGCCCAGGCCGCCGCCGCTGATAATGGAAAAGAGTGCTATGGCCGCTGTTGCCAGACCTGCGCCAAGCGCCCCGCCCTGCCCAACTCGCCCTTCGTCCTTTAGAGCAGCGCCCGAGCCCGATGCGCCTCCGCCAGACCTCACCCCCGACCCGTTCCAGACATAGGTGCCGCTCGCCGTCTGCCCGAGGGTGACCACGCCCACGTCGGTGTAACTGTAGTCTGTGACGCTGGCGGCTGCTGCGGTGGTCGGTATGAAGGCCCCGCGGGATGTGCCAATCTCAAGCTGCGGGCGACTGAACTGAATAGTTCCAGTGACGTTCGAAGAGCACCCGAGACCCAGGCGGACCAGAATGGTCCCGGCGGTCCCCGCAATACTCACTAGGGCTAGAAGGACGCCGGTGCCACAGGCCCCAGTTCCATCTGTTGCTCCTGAATATGCGGGACAAGGTGGGAATGAGATAGTGGCGCCCGCTGGCAGCGCCGCTGCGGTCAGCACATTTACAGCTGAAACCGTTCCACTGATGCTCTCCACCAAGACCGACAGGCAATACGTGGTGTTTGCGCTCAGTGTTCCAGTGACTTGATAGATCCAGGGTCGCGCCCCGTTGGCGGTCTGATAGTAGGCCGTAGCCCCATCAGCGCCACCATAAATGGAGGTGGCAGGCGAAGATGTCCCTGTGCCAACTCCCTGCGACCAACCAGTGGGGGCGGAACCTCCACCCGGCATGGTGGAGTCTATGATGCTGTTCGTGCGGAGGCTAGGGCTGAGTGTGGTATTGCTCCCAAAGAGCGTCTGGACCATGCTGGTGACATTGGCGGAAGATACTACATTCACGCCGCCAATCTGCAACTGGCCGCTCGTTCCGGTGGGGTAGAACGGTTCATTCGTGGCTGTGGTAGTTCCACCAAGAGCACTGATAACCAACGAGATGTTACTCAGACCAGCGCCAGAACCAATTGCTCCGCCAGATCCAGTGAACGCGTCATTTATAGCGACTGTAGTCACTACTATGGCAGCGCCGCCACCTGATGCTCCACCAAGAGCACTGATAACCAACGAGATGTTACCCAGCCCAGCGCCAGAACCAACTGCTCCGCCAGATCCAGTGAACGCGTCATTTATAGCGACTGTAGTCACTACTATGGCAGCGCCGCCACCTGATGCTCCACCGAGAGCACTGCCAACCAATGAGATACTACCCAGCCCGGTGCCGCCACCTAATGCTCCACCGAGAGCACTGCCGACCAATGAGATACTACCCAGCCCAGCACCAGAGCCGACCGCTCCGCCGAGAGCACTGCCAACCAATGAGATATTACCCAGCCCAGCGCCAGAACCAACCGCTCCGCCAGATCCAGTGAACGAATCATTTCTAGCGACTGCAGTTACCACCGTAGCCGCGCCACCACCTGAGGCCCCGCCAATACCCGTGAAACTATCGGCAATACTGGTAGAGACAGGCGCCCAGAACTCCGACCCGGTCACGGCCCCCAGGACGCCTTCGTCCCGGAGGTTCTGGGCCGTGGCGCGGGTAGTCCAGAGCATGGCTACTTAGCTCCGATGGCGAAGGAGCCGAGGGTGATACCAGTGCTGGACGTGGTCGTCCAATACATCGCATTGATACAGGCGTTGGCACCGACTTTAGGCATTTGGAGCGCGGCGAAGTCTCTGATATCCGCGTAATTCGCGGTGAGGCTCGCGAACGACGCAAGCCGCTTGACCGCCGTGACGCCGAAACTGCCAGCGGTGCCCGTGCTGGCGCTGAGGGTCACGGAATCAACCGTCTTGATCCACTTGCCCACGGTTCCAGCGGGCGGCTGGATCGGGAGCATCCGGTATGCGGGCAGGGAGGCCGCAACGGTGACGGACACGGACCCGGTGGAGGCATCGTTGTAGGTCACGGCGCAGGTGGCCGTGACACCGGTGGAACCCAAGGCGGAGTAACATTCCAGATACCACTCCACATCGGAGTAGTCCGAAGAGCAACGGCCATCGCTTACGGGCGAGGTCATCACCGCGCCGGTGGACTGTGCCGTGGTCACGGTCCCGCTGAGACCGCCCATGTGGCCAAGGCGGTCGATCAGCCACTTCCCCTGACCGGCGTTGGCCTGGGCGATGGAGCCCCACAGCAGGCGGCAGGTTGCGGTTCCGGGGTTGACGTAATTCGGGTTGTAAGCCCCTAGCGTGGTGTTGGTCGGGTTCGCCCACGCTCCTGGAGTCGCACCCGCCGCAGGCGCCCCGCCCTCCTGCCACCCGGAATACCAGTTGGAGGCCACGGCGGTGAGGCTGGTCTTGTAGAGGTTGAACCGCCCACCCGCGCCGCCCCCGCCGCTGGCGGCAAGGGCGGAGACTACATCTGAGGTAGTCGCAAAATCCGTCATGGCGCGGCCTCCAGATACATCGGCGCGAAGGCAGACTCTACGCCCTCAAGATAGATTACCGTCTGTCCATCATCGGCGGTGCCGACAGTGGACACGATGTAGACGCCGGGGAAGGCGTCCGCAAAGGGTGGAAGAATAATGACATGGTCGCCGGGATTCATGCTTCTCTCCCTAAAGGAGCCGCCCCCTACCATGCCTGTTGCGTCAGTCAGGTCAGGGGGCGGCCTAGATGTTAGTCACATTTAGTCGTTGGACACAGAGGCGTAGGTGATCTTTGGAGTGATAGTCAAAGAGTCACCATTGGCAAAGGTCTGTCCCGAGCCTGCATAGAGACGCTCGGCCCAGTAGAGGGTCCCTGACGAGGCCCCCACTAGGAAATACCCGACCACTGTGATCGCACCTGTCCAAGAGAAGACCTGGGCAGTTCCGTAAGTGCTGACGGTAGGAGACCCGGCAACGGACGCATTCCACCCAGCTCTCGTCAATGCCTTGGCGGCGTAGCCTGACCCAGTGCATTCTGTGAACGAACCAGCGGTGCTAGAGTTGATAGCATCGTAGTTATTCGAGTAGAGCTTTAGGGTAAGGGCCTCAGGACTTGCGTTCTTGAGAGCATTGTCCATCATTGCGGCTTCGCCGACGTTCGGAATAACAAGGGTCATGACTGCTCCTAAGTGTGGGCCGCACAGACCCTCCCACCATTATAGGCGGCGGGGGGAGTCCGGCTAGGTTTATTTAATTGGAGTGCTGTAGTGGATCATTTCATCCTTCCTACCAGAACTCGCAGTGGTCCCGAAGAAGAACGCGAAGGCTACTCCGAGCAGCGCGTCCATGGTCCCGAGCACCCGCATGATGATCGGGCTCATATCAGTGGGAAGACTTCTCCCGTGGAAGGCCATGTATAAAAGAAATCCGTTCATCGTCGTCCACACTGCGAGCGCAAAGTAGGCTAGATAATTCGGGGTCATGTCCCCGGTCTGGATCTTCATATTCCGCGCGGAGTCCCTGTCCTTCACCGCCAGTTCCTCCAGATCCCTCACTGAGTTGATATCCAGCTCGGCCATCTGTTTCGCAAATTCCTGTTCCGCAAGTTTGAGGGCAACGATCTGCTCGCCAGTCAGCGTCCCACTCGCGATAGCCGCCTTGATGTCCTCTGGCTTCGCGTCCTTGATACCAAGGGCATTCCCGATTATCACACCCGCCGCAGCCCCGAATGGTCCGCCCACGGCGGCTCCGAGCATTGGCGCGAATTTTCCGACGAAGGGCTTGATAGTATCCCATACATTCGCCATCCTAGCTCCTTATTAGGCTTGTTCTGCGTTGGTTGCGGGCGGCTGGGGGGCAACGGCGGGCGCCGCATTGGCGATGCTAAGGATGACCTTCTGGCCCTTGGCAATGGCCTCATGGATACGCGCGAACAGTAGCGGCAGCATTGTGGAACCACCATGGATCCTGGTAGTTGAGTCTACAGTTGAGCCCACAAGAATACAGCCGGTTGTGTCCTCGGCATCATTCCCGCTATGGATGCGAATACCTGTGAACCCTTTCACATCCTTAACCAAGATCATGTCTTTCTGGAACTTCGGACTAAATGTGATTTCCAGCTCGTAGGTTCCTTCAGGGATAGCGGTTTCGCCATACACCTTGGCGCCTTCGTTGACTGGGGTAGCCGGGTCATCTACCCGGGCCTCATCTTCCAGTGTGAAGCAGAAGTGAGCGCCATCAACGCGCAGTTCTCCGAGCGTGGTCTTATCTCTCGTAGGACATCGTTGTAGAAACAGTTCAAGGGCATCCATAATCTTTCTCCTATGAAGGGCCAGCGTCATTGCTGGGTAGATCTTGGATCTCCATGTGTTACCGGACAGTCCTTGCGGGGGCAGGCTGTGAGGTCATCCAGCCTCGCTGCATTCTTGGTGATGCGCCCATGGATGATTTCTACGCTTTCTTTGTGGTCTGACTTTGAAACATAGTGCTCAGACATCCACACGCGCTGCTCAGTCATTGACAAAGCAAGCTGTGATATCGCTTTATTCAGCGCCTCCAAAGCCGCTGTGCTGCGATCAGCCATGGTGCGGAGTTCAACTGTAAAGTTCGCAGTAACATGCCGGATATCGTCTGTGATCTTATCTTCAAACCGGCTTAGATCCTCCGCAAGTTTATCCTTCTTAGTAAGTTCCCTAACAAAAAACCAGACTACAATAGAAAGAAGACCGACAATGATAAAGCCGATGACAGACAGAACAATCTGATCGGATAAGATACGACTAGTGTCAGAACCAAGCGTTGAGCCAACCTTGTCTGCACGAATAAGCTCAGTAACAGGCTGATAGAGCATGAAGACTCCCATAAACACGTATGAGCTATTGTAACGCAAACCAGGGGTGCCGCAAGATTCGGATTAACTTAATGCGCCGGGCCGCGATCCTGAGCCACCAGGGACCCGATCAACCCTTGGGGCGTCCACCCTTGTGCCTCGTGGTCCAGGCCAAGAAGCAGGGCCGCGAACTCGGCGCACTCCCAGCCTGCATGATCCCCTTGCTTCCCCAGGCCTGCCCGGATCGCGTCCTTGACGGAGTAGTGGTCACCGAGGTGCTGGAGGGCCATGGGCACGTCCACGGTTCGACCAGTGGGGAAGACGGTAGGGCCGTCCTCCATACGGTTGCGGAGGGCGTGGCAGGACACACCGCCGATGGCTCGGGCCTCCAGGACCAACGGCTCGCCCTCTACCACCCAGATCACTCCGCAGTGGTCCCACGCGCTGCGGGTCCACACACGGACCAGCCATGAGAAAGGTCCCCGCCCTCGGAACATGACGAGATCTCCGGTCTGCATCTAGGCCCCCATAATCACGGACTTGTCCGTCGCCACGATCCAGGCCCGCTGGCTCTCCCAAGTGGTGTCGGGGGTCAGCCCGGCCTTGGCGAGATTGGCGCGGTAGAGCGCCGCGTAGTTCTCGGCGGGCACGATGAGGGCCTGGAGCCCCGTGGCCGCGATCCCCGCCGTCGTCCATGCGGCGATGGCATCAGCCTCGGCACAGGTCGGGTTCGCCTTGATGTAGTCCACACTCGCAGACTTCGCGGCGAACCGCTCCTGCCGCAGAAGCTGGTCCACACTGGAGAACTCTCCAATGGAGTCGAGTCCCTGGAGTGACGCCACGACCGGTGCCTTCTCCGCATAATTGGCCGCTTGGAGCTTGGCGATGGAAGCGGCGCACTGGTCAACCAAAGACTTGGCCTGGGTGAGTGCAGCCTCCTTTCCGTTGAGAAGGGCGAGGGTTTGAAGGGCGTCGGCCATGGGTGGCTCCTAAGATAGGATTTTGACGTTGTGAGACACCACGCCCAGCGTGGTGTAAGTGTGGACGCGGTTGATGGTGATCTTTACGACAGGCCCGTAAACGTCGGCCCGTGCGGACTCTACAACTAGGCCGTTCGTTAGAACATCGCCGTGGACCAAGTGCTGTAGTTCTTGCCAGCGACCATCGCTGAGCAGGAATTGGTGATTAGCGGCGAACCTACCCGAGCGCCCATTGGAGAGCACAAGCAGCCATCGGTGGTTTGTGCTCATGGATGTGTGTGTGACTTCCTCCACACATTCGCATCCAGCGGCTTCGTCCCAGGCCACAACACGGTCGCCAATGCGGATAGCACCCGCAGGCTTCTCGGTGCCATCGGCCATGAGCAAAGGCACGTCAGGCGCAGGGCAGTTACCGCCGCCGCCCGTTCCGCCGCCCGTTCCGCCGCCCGCGGCACCCGTGATACCTGACGGCCAAGACGTGCCGTTGTCCGTGAGCGCGGTGCCAGCAGTCCAACCGGACGCCGAGTAGAAGCAGTGGGTGTCGCTCGATCCCGACGCGCCGTAGAGCGTGACCTTGCACGCCGGGACTCCTGACAGAAGCGCCTCAGCGATAACCTGTGTGGCATAGGACGCGTTCCCAGCATCCGAATCACTCGTCGGGTTGTAGTAAATGCGGTCCCCAAGCGGGCAGTAGTAGACGCCATGTGTGGTCAGCGCGGCCGTTGTGCCCGCGGCAGACTGGCTGAACAACTCGATCTTGGCATAGGAGAGTCCATCCAGATTGTCCGTGTATGAACTCGGCGCCAGCTTGAGATCCAGGCGACCTGTGTAGGGGCTAGCCGTCTGGTAGAGCGTTGGAGTCACTGTGAGCCGCGAGATGTTGGGGCGTCCGCCATTGGTGCCAGGGTCGTTACTGCCCCGATAGAAGCACCGGAAGGACGTGCCGGTCTGCCCATTGTCGCCGATGGCGCTCATGGCACGGGCAGTGAGTCCAGACAACTGGTAGCCCATGAGGTTGACACCATAACCAAGCTCTACTTGCGCGGTGAATGTTGCGCCGCCAAGCAAGGTCGAAGTAAACCCTCCTGCGCTGATCCTGAATCCGATGGGTGGCGTGGTGGCCGTGCCCGGCGTGTATCCGCTCGCGTCCGAGCCGCTCCGCATGTCCAGCGAGTAGAGCAGCGGCACCCGCGCCACCAGGGCCTGGAGCGTGCCGTCCACGATCATTGAGGCGTCGGCCATGCGGCGAGCATAGAGGTTGTCAAGGCGGCACCCAGGAGCGGACGAGTCACAATAGAACTCAATAAACGCTGCCTGGGGGGGAATCGTTACCGTAAATGAAACTTTCTGGTAGGTTGTATTTGTGAATGAAACACCAACCCAGTTCGCATAGCTCCAGTCTGCATTGGATATTCTGGAATAAAAAGCCCCGGTTCCAGAATCTACGCAAGCCATAGCCTCTGCGTAGAATTGATCTCCAGGATTGCAGGGGATACGGGCAGTATAGAACCCTGGTCCGCGCCGGTAGGTGCCGGAGTAAGGCCGATCCGAAGAGAGCCCAGCAGCCTCATAACTCCCTGCCGGAGGGTTAGGCATCTCGCTATTGCCGTTCGGGATCAGGTTGTCGAAGTTTGCGACCGACAACTGGTTCGCAAACAACTGCCCGAATAGCCCCGTTGTCGCCACCAGCACATCGGTCCACGCCGTACCTGCCGCGTTGACCTGCACCGTGCGGGCGTCCGTGGTGATCGCATAGTAACCAGCGGGATAGCTCGCGTTCGGGAGCGCGGGCTTCGACGCGTAGGCCCACGCGACTTGATGCGGCTGTGAAGCGAGTTGAGCGGCGTTTGCCTTGTTCGTGGCATCCGTCGCCGCCGTGCTGATAGCATTCTGCGCCGTGCCCACCGCGATGGCATTCCGCAGATCGGCGGCTGCATTCTTCACGGCGGTCCACTTCGGGTTCCAGAGGGCCACGCGATTACCGGTGCCGAGCGATGTGGTTCCGCCTAGGGAGTTCCAGGCCGTGGGGCTGGTGAGCGTGGACAGGTAGGACATCAGCGCGGAATAGGCCGTGTCATAGGTGGAGTGGTTCGCGCCGTAGGCGTTGGCCTTCGCCACGAGGTCCGCGTTCTCACCCGTGACCGCGTTGTAGTCGATGATGATCTGCGGCTTCTCACCCGTGGTCAGGGTGTCGGGATCGTTGATCGTGTTGACGCCGGACTGGGCATTGGTTGCCAATCCACGAAGCACCGCTCCCTGCGCTGGCATGGGACTGAGTGTGGCGATCCCATTGGTGACGGTGTAATCGGTGACAGTGACTGCGGCTGTGGTGGTGGGAATGCGGGAGGTCGCAAGGGTGCCAGCCTCAACCTGAGTCATCCCAGCATAGATATACGACGCACCGTCGCCGGTGTAAGCCTGCACAGATGTTCCGTCGGAGGTTCCGATACCCGCGTTTATTGTGGTGGAGGACGCCGTCACTGTTTTGGTACAGAGCCACCAGCCACTACCAAGTGAAGTCATGGTTGGACTGCCAGATCCAGAGGCTACGCCATTGATTAAATCGTAGAACGCACTGGTGGTGTCAGTCGTGCTCCAGACCCATGCCTGAGCCCATGTTCTGGTCCCCGCTTTCGCCAAGAATGAAAGCGTGTATTGTGAGCCACTGACGATACCGCCCACAGATTGCCATACCTTGTGTCCCCCACCGCCGTTTGTGCCGGTCCCCTCAACGATTTTGTTTCCGGTGTTACCGCCATCGGGCATCGTAATCTGGTTTGCGGTCGCGGTGCAGCCGTCTTGGGACCATGTGGCAGTGAAATTATTCGATTGACGGACCATATTCGTCCGCGCAGTCGCGTAGAGCGTCTGCGTGCCCTGCCAGTCCGTCTTAGTCACGGTAGGGCCAACATAGAGAAACTGACTGGTGGTGCCGTCGCCTACCGCCACGGGAATCAGTGCGGTGTTTCCAGTGGACTGTGCTGCGTCCACTGCGGCCTTCGTTCCAAGCACAACGGTATCAGGATCTAGTTGGACTGTTCCGTCAAGAGATCGCCAACTTGACTCATTGCCGCTGTGATACACAGCCTGCACGGAGGCTTTGATATTGGCAATCGTAGTTGCAGTAGTGATACTTTTCACATAGCGATAATTCGTCAGTGTATTCGCTACAATCGCTCCCGGATCTATTTCAATAGGGGCAGTGATGTAGGATGAAACATCATTTGGGTCCGTGCCAGTATAGACTACTATCCTGAATATCCTCAGCGCAGCGGGGTAGGGCTCTGTGTGAGTCCAATTGAAATCCAGCCATTTGGGGCTGAGAAGTGTTGGACTTCCGCCCGCGCCAGGACCACCACTGGGGCCAACACCGCCGCCGGCATCATTATCTGTTGGGTATGAGATAAGCATGGACGCCCCTAAATCGGCTTGCTAGTTGTGACCGCAAGGGTGAGACTACCCGGCGTCGTGGCAGGAATGGTTAGAGAAGCCGGTGTTCCATTTGGATCAGCAATGGTCAACGACACCTCAGTGACGAAAGTGTTTGTGATACCAGCGAAGAAAGCCTGCACACGAACTCTATAGTCACCGGGAAGAACTTCGTCGGCTGATGCGGATGAGCCCGACACCTGCATCTGAACAAATGGCCTGTAGTCGCGAGAGTAGGCGCACTCATACCCCACCGCCATCGTATTATTCGGCCAAGATACATCCAACTGAATTGCCACACGAGAATTGAGAATCTTAACATACGAACTAGTCGTTACAGGGAAAGGGGCCGCTGCGGTCCGCTGCGTCAGTCCCCCTGACGCTGAGATACGAAGCCCGCTCTCGTAACTATACTTGGACGGATCATGCAGAAGTGCCGTGACCTCGTAATCTACCGGGCCTGATTCCTTAATGCTAAGAACTCGATACAGAGCCATATTCGTGGATAGTTGCAGAATCCACATCGTTTCTGGAATATCAGAAAATGGGGCGGATACAGTCAACGAATTCGTTGCTCCGGTGCCGTTGGTGACGGTTCTTGCTTCTACGGCACCACTCGGCAGCGTGCATTTGAGTGTATAGGTTCCAGCTACCAGTGTGATTGTGTCGTCCAAAAGCACGGTTGACGCAGTGGTCCCGGGCAGCACACGTCCGCCCATGCGCGTTTTCCCCGCTCTGAACGGATCGACTATCTGTATGATATCCCCAGGTCGGCAGGCCGCGCCCTCCATGCCTGCTTTGAATGTCACCACTTCTGTTTCAAGAAGTTCTGTAGCCAAGGTCCATAAACCGAGCCTTCTGGCCTGCCCCTGGCTGGTGCAACCAAATGCAGTCACCTGCGTTGGCTGGTAGCCATACCGGGCAATCCCAGCATCATCTTGGACGTATTCAACAGACTGCTGGTAGCCCATCGCTGGGTTAGTCCACGATACCAGCGCCGCAGTGTGGCGAGCTTTCTTCGCGGTGCCTGAATAAGAGAATGCGCCGTCGTGGACATTGGCTGAATTGAAAATCATCACAGGAGACGCGTCTACATCAGCCACAGGGGTGACTAATCCGCCTGCGAAATAAGCCATGCCCCGAAAAATTGAAGCCATTGTCATTAGAACTTTGAGCGCATCCTCTTGTGCTTGGATAAATAGGTTGCACGAGAATCTTGGCTCCCACCCACCATTTCCATCCGGAACAAGCGTTTCGTCACACAACTTTGAAATGTAGTATAGAGCCCACTTATCTAAAGAAGAAGCGTCTAAGTATGAGCCGGCTCCGTAGCGCGTGTTGGTCGCGATGTCGTAGAAAATCCACGCAGGATTACAGGTCCACGCCTCCGCCTCTTTGAACAGCCCATCCCACACACCCGTATAGATACCAGGAGTCCAGATACCTGTTGACTCATCAATGAACGCGGGGGTGTAGTTAGAAGGAATCTTCACCAATCGGAGATAGTATTCTGCTGAAAGCCGCGGAACGCTGCGGAATTGCTTCGCATCTACTTTCAGTGCCATCATTGCGGTGTTGGGATACCGAAGCAAGGCATCTGTGATCTCTGTCAGTGACTTCCAATTAGTCAGATTCTGGGTGTAAGAATCAGGTGGATCTGCCGTGACACGAACTACTCTGATCTGCCACGCCCCCGTTCCGACATTGGGCAGGTTGATTCTGTACGACTTGACATACTCGTCACCAAACTTATCCCGAACGATGCCGTCCTTATCAAGCGGAACCTTAGTGAAGACACTGCCATTGTAGCCAGATCTGTATATCCAGATTTCAATCTGGCAGTATGAGCCAGTCTCGTTCCCAGTTGTCTTGTCTATTACTTTCAGTGTAGGAATTGAAATTGATACGCGAACAGCAGAAATATTCGGGGTGATCATCGTTCGCGTCTGTGGTGCAGCATGTGTCACAGCGCAGGGCAGATTCAATTCGGAAGTTCTAACGGCCTCCACGTCCGGGAAGTCTGGAATCATAGCTTGGTCGTTGTAGCCTGCGGTGAGCGCCAAGGCCACACCCTTGAAATTCATTCCGGAAGGTCCTTGAACGGGACTGTCATCTAAATAAACAGATTTAAGCCCATTGACCAAACCTCCGATCGGGCCCTCGCACACTGCGACAAGCATCCTGGCCATCTCAACATTGGCGTCTGTTGCAAGACTTACGCCGCTGCCGACACCTCCACCAGTGCCGCCACCGCCGCCGCCGCCGCCGCCGCCATCCACAGACCAAGAAATCATTGCAGACATCTGATGCTCCTAGACGATGGCGGCGGGTGCGAGAGCCCACATCCAAGGCGCAGTTCTTCCATCGCCATTACGAGTGCCAATTTCATCAGCTGCCAGCCCACCCAAGCCATTCGGAGTCCACGACTCGCTGCAGATACCTAGTGATACGAGGGCTCCGCCAACACGAAGTTTTCCGTAGCCCAGCCCGATAGGATTTCCCTGCCCGATTGTTAGATGTGGGGATGAAAAGGCAAAGGTCGGCTTATCCGCTGGGCCTTTGTCGTTGCTTCCTGCGTCAACGCTTTGGTTTCCCGCTAAGATCTGGGCCACACCCCCGAGAGCCATCGCCATTCCCATATTGATAGCCATAGCAGAAAGCCAGTTGTTCGCCGCCGCCTGATACCAGTAAGCTCCTGACCCACCTGTGAAGTAGACAAGAGCTATAAGCGCGACGCCCATAAGGATCTGTCCGAAAATATTCTTTGCGCCTACGACACATGGAACAATCCGGATAGTCTCTCCACCGTGGGGCAGGAAAAGTTGCTCTTCTCCAAGAGATTCTGCCCCGATGCGAATTCTGTATCCGTATTCATAATTGATCATTGCTTCTTTAAAGCCTTCAAGCTGGCAACTTAGAGCTCTAATTGCTTCCTGTGGGGAGCTCACAGCCAAGCGAAAACTTGCGCCGAACTTTGCGCGAAGGTGGCCATACAGTCTGATCTCAGTGGTTTCAGTCATGACGCACCGCCATCCTGGTCCTTCCCTGCCAGTGTCCATCATACTCGTCAATGCGAGAAAGACGGTTTGGCAGGTGATGAAGTATCCTACCATGCCCAACATAGATAGCGCAATGGCTAATAGTTGGAGCCGCAACTTCCATGAGAAGCCCATCGCCCTCCCGCAGATCTTTGATGGGGATTTCGTAATAACCCGCCGCAAGAAGATTATCTAGATGAGGAGTTTCGCCGCGTTCCCAGAACTTATCACTGCGCAGAAAGTCTGGCAGTTCATGACCACTGGAAAGTGCATACCACTCTCGCGCAATTGACCAACAATCGTCCACGCCAAACACGAATTGCCGCCCCTCAATAGGCCGCCCAACTGGATCTATGCGGCTCCACGATTGGTTTGCATCAGTGACTACCCACCACGGCACACCTGTCGCATTGCAACTTTTCACATCAGTGACGCCGGGGCTGACGTCACCACCGACATGGCTATGGATATACCCAATCAGTCTACCATCGTCCTGCGCGGCCACCAAACTATCAGGGCACAGATCAAGTTCATCTTCTACAGTTGAAAGATTCTTACATCTACGATACTCTGCGACGCCTTTGATATCAATGACGACGCCGACAGATTCCATGGGGGACATCTCCAGGGCGTGGATGTGAGCTTTTGATAGAAGTTCTGGTGTCATCTCACTAACCCAGCGCCTGGAAATCCACCATAAGGAAGCGGCGTAGTCGGTCCGAAGTGCTGTAGACACCCGCCGTCGCCAGTTGCGTCGTTCAGAGTTTTATTACAAGTGGCCAGAGCTCCAGCATACCCGCACTCATATCCTTTGTAAACCCAGGGACAGATAGTTGCCTGGATAACCCTGCGCGGAAGTTTGAGACCCTGCGCGTCCATCTTGCTGGCAAGCTCAAATGAGATGAAATCCTTTGTTTCAAGGGCCTTGCGTTCTATGACGAATACGTCGTCAGGCAAGTAGGCATTAGGATTAGGGCTTGAACCTGTGGGGAGGAACTTGGCGAGCGTCCTCTTTCTTATGAGCGTCGCCCCTACCAAATCGTCGTAGTCTCGGATCATTAGCCCAATCAGGCCGTCAACAGCCGCAACTGTGATCTTTGGTCTGGGCAAGGTGCCCTTTCCGGTTATTTCAAATCCCTCTGCCTTGATCGGGAATGCCTGATAGGTGTTGTTCTGCCAGACGATGTTGGCCCACACATCGTTCGTTCCGGCGTGGAAATAAGTCAGACCCCCGCCGATGCTAGGATCACTAGCGTCGAGAACGAATAGTTCAATAATAGCGCCGGGATCAAGACTCGCTATTTCCCGGCGCGGCGTGGGGTCAACATACCCTGGATCTAAGCGAGAAAGAGTCACATCGGCACCTGCTCAAATACACCAGAGATGGACACCTGATTGAAACTATTCTCTGTGCGCTTCCAGTTGTCGCAAATGAACTTGTGCGAAGTTCCGTTCGGGGGAGTCCAGTCGAATGGAGTGGTCCCATACTGCGCTTCAAGAAAGGCTTCGATGGCGTCGGCCTCTGCGGTGGTCCGGTTATTGAACGAAACTGACCACTTGGCGAGGCTCGTGTTCAGTCCATCTCGAGCACGCTGGGCGTAGCCATCGCCGAACTGCGCTTTTATGACCCGCAACTTTTTGTCATCAGAAGCTCCAGATGATGGTAGCCAAGTGAAAGTAGCCATGAATCACCGTCCATTCACAAAGTCGTAGATTATACCGTTGGGGCGCTGTTCGTCCATGATTACTTCTCGCATCTTAGCCGCAAGACTGCGGGCCACTGCGATACTCTGGTCATTAGATCCACTTTCCTGGGTTTGGGTGCTACCGTTGGCGGCCACAGTAACGCTCAGGTAAACGTCCCCAGTGCCTCTGGGCTGCGCCGCTTTGGCTTGGCTGGTGGGCGTGCCCGCCACGCTAAAGGCCGCAGAAGCGCCATTATTTTGAGCCAAGCCCCCCAATTTGCCCGTGAACCCGCCCGCTCCAGAAGTATTGAGTCCAGATCCGACATTTGAGTAATTCCCTGTTCCTGGGGCCGCAGGGGCACTGCCACTGAAATACGATGCGAAGGTGGACCAGAACCCTGCCCCGCCACCCTTGGTAAGCGAGGTCAGTGAAGCGGCCAGTGCGTCCATGATCGGCTTCATGATCATTGCCTTTATGATTGCCACTTCCATGTCACGAACCATACTGGCGAACATCTTGTGCCAGTTTGTGGAAGTGCCATTGAAGAAGTCTGCCAGTAAGGTAGACGTCTGATCGGTGTAACCTTTGACAACCTGCCCCATGGCAGCCCACGCTGAGCCGCTCGTTTCTTTGAGCTTAATGAGCTGGCGTTCGTAGGTTGTCAGAGACATGGTAGATTTTCTGGCAATTAGCTGCTCTAAATCGCGCGCATACTTTTCTTCAGGTCGCTCGTTTCCAGATATGAAGCCGCCAGACTTAGCATCCTCCAGTCCAAATTTGAGCTTAGCGTAGTCACCCGGCCCCAATGCGCCTTCATCGCGTAGTTTGTTCAACTTTGTAAGAGATATTTCATAAACCGTAGCCGCATCGTTAAGATTCTTGTAGTTCTGAACAAAAGCCTTCATGTAGTTATTAGTGGCCTCAAGTTTCTCGGCATCGGTAAGTTTGCTCCGATCAGTTAGCATTGAATTTTGGGCTTCTAACTGGGCAGCGAATAATTCCCGCGCGGACTTTGCAGCATCATTATTGGCTTTAGTCAGCTCCTCAGTGCTTAAAAGAATATCATCAAATATCTTTCGGTCATTAGCCCCCTCCAGAGACCTAATGAGGGCCAATTCTGTTTTGCGCGCCTCCGCTATAAGCGTCCTCATCTTATCGGCGGCCAGCTTCGGCGCCTCATCGCCCTTCTTACCATGATCCGCATTCATGGCCCGCCATCCGGCGATTTCCTTTTCAGTATCCAGGCGAACCTTGTTCACTGCGAGTTCAAGAGAGCTCATAGAGGAGCCCTTGGCGATAGCGTCTTGGATCTTTTCTTCCATAGCCGCCATCTGTTTCTTGAAGTATAGCAGACGCTCAGCGTTAGCAGTCTGAATTTCTTCCGCTTTTTGCCTGGCTTTGGCCTTCCTTATCTCTTCATCTTCGTGCTCTTTTTGTTCTTTGAGATGCTTCGCGGCCTCTGCCCTTGCTTTGGCAAGCTCGTCTGCCGCTATACGCGCCGCTTTCTGGGCCGCCCCTAGCGTATCATTATCTACACCATCAAAGTGCGTGATACCATACCATATATCCTTTAGCGCAAGTTTCAAGGTTCCAGCTTGGGCCTTTGTTTCTTCCATTTTAGCGTTGGCAGCGTTGAGATCGTCAATTAACTTCCTAATTTGAGGAATGTTATCTATATCTATTTCTTCTTTCTTCTTTTTCCGCTGATTTTTATTACGAATTCTATCAAGTTCTGCCCACTGAGCCGCCTCTTCCTTCCACTTAGCGATCAATTTGTCTGCTGAGGCGGCGTCCTCCTCAGCATCCGCAACAGAAGTATCCCGGTATTTCATTACAGCGGCAGTCAGCGCAGTGATAGCAATAAATATTAGACCTATCGGGCCGCCAACCGCCGTTATCGCTTCGTTAGCCATGATAGCTGCCTGCCCAACTAGGGTCTCTGCTTCCGCCAACCTAATCTCCGCGGCCGTCAGAACAGCGTCCGATTCAGCTACCCGCAGATTAGCGAGGGCCCGCCGATTGATCAATTCATTGGTCAAAAACCGACCCTTCTGAGCCGCAACCTCAGCCTCGACTGCAGCCTGATCAGCGAGCGCGGCTACTTTCGCAGACGCCGCATACTGAATCTGGGACATAGTCATCGCTCTGAATGAATCGATTCCCCCAGACGCCCACTTGTGGAAAGCTGCGCTGGCTGCCTGGAACCACTGGACTACTTTGAACGCAGCGAAACCAGCGGCCAACATTTCTAGAGAATCTTTCATTTCTACAAGTGTGCCTATGAAAGTCTCTACGTAGCCAATGGCGGTCTTAACATCTTCCGCCAAGTTATTCGCAAAAGTAGCCTGCCCACCAGAATCTTGCCATGCCTTCATTGCCTCAGATGCGTCCTTGAATGCACTCACCAGTGCAAAGACAACTTCCGTCGTAGCAGCGTTGAAAGTTTCCCCGATCTTTACCTGAAGATTTTCAGTGTAGCGGACCATTGACAACATCTGCTTGCCAGCGGTAGTCATCGCCGCTTCGTACACACCGAAGCGCTTCGCGCCTTCGCTAAGCACGGCATCCATACGAATTTCTGCCAGTGTCTTAGCATCTATACTTTCAACTGCTACATGATTAGCGCGGGCGTATTCATTGATGGCCGATTTGAAATTCACCATAATGCCCATATGGCGAATGATACGAGACTCTCCAGTTGAAATACCCTGGACCAGCTTAGCAAAGGCCTCCGAGCTATTAATTCCCGCTAATGTCGCTCCATCCTGTGCCACGCGGCCCAGCTCGGCAGCTTTAGACAGATCTACCTGTGCAGCCGCCATGAGCTGAAGACCTTGACGAGCTCTCAAAGCGCTGATTCCTGTCTTCTCCATGTCTTCCTGGAAACCCTGCATCTCGCTTCTAGTGAGTCCGGCATTATTGGCCATGACCCCCATAGTCGCCCCGAGCATCTCGTAGCGAGCGCCCAGCATAGCAACATCTTTTACCGCGTCAATAACGACAGCGGTTGAGATGGCCCCGGCTAGGTGACCATACACCTCGGCTAGAATCCCCGCTGAATCAGCAGCCTTATCACTAGCATTTTTCAACGATAGTAAAGCAGCCTCTCCCTGACTAACTTGGCGGCCATCAACTTCTAAGATGAGGGTTGCGACATCAGCCATTTTTCATAGTCCTTAGAAATATTAGGTCTAGACCACGAATGCAGGCGAATTCAAAGGCCCCCAGCCTTATTCCTCGTAACTGCGACCAAGCCAGGATTTCTGTGCAGGAAAGCGGGTTGGCGCTCATTCCGTTGTTTTGACGCCCGAGACTGATTTCACAAAACCAGTTCCAAATTTCCGCGCACTGATACGGCATTGGAGGCGGAAGAAACTCACTGACATCTACGCCCTGATCCCGCAGAAACTTGACATGATCTCGCAGCGTGCCACCTGTTTTCTGCGGGGCATCAAGAGCGAATGATTTCTCAGCGAATTCGTCTAACTTCAGCCTCAGTCCTTGAAAAAAAGTTTGCGGCTCCCAGTGGCCTTGTTGACCTGATCACGGATCGTGGGAACCTTGGAATAGATCATTCGCGCGTTCTCTGGGGAGAACTCCAGTTCCTCACCCTTCCAGGCCATGTTCTTCCACCCAGTGGTGCAGACGACCAGCAGATCCAGGAAACTTTCCCGGTTCTGCTGGGCGTCAAACTCTGGAATGACCATCTCCCCATCCACCTTCGTCATTTCCTTGAAACGGAGCGCCTGCTGCTTATCCAAGCAAGCCTGGGCAGCGGTGGAGTCCGTGCCAACCACGAAGATGGAGACATCTGTGGGCTCCCCAGTTACGGGGTGCTTGATGACGACTTCAGCCGGAATGTTGGCTTTATCGGAGGTGTAGTTGAAAAGGTCCAGAGGCATGGTATTCTCCTAAGAGGGTTGAGGTGAAATTAAGTGCGCGAAATGCCGATGTTAGTGGACTGAAGGGAGATGTCTCCGGCACCCGAGCCGGGCGCGGCGGCAGTCTGAGCGACCATCGTGGAGCCCACAGGAACAATGACGGTCAACACAGTAGCCGTCACTGCTGACACGACCCAGTCCCCGTTGTTTCCAGGGGTCGTGGCATTCTTGAGCGTAATGATATCGCCGACGTTGAACCCTTCAGTGATGAAACTAGTGAACGAACCTCCGACAGCCTTTGTGAGCGTAGCCGTGAGAGCCGTCGTGGTAGGGGACGCAGCGCTGATTGCGAGTGTGGTTCCAGCGGCAGAGGAAATGGCGTTGTCGTGCAGCGCCGTGAATGGCAGTGTCATGATGGTCGCGCCATCCTTAGGAGGTGCAATTTCTGCGCCCGTGTATTTAATGCGCGGCAGATTGATGGTGAACGCGCCGCCCACTGGGTCAACCAGCGTCATGTTGAGCGAACTCTCGGTTTCGTTCAGAAACTTATTCAGAAGAACCAAGTCCTTGAACAGAGCCGTGATGGTGCCAGTGACAGAGGAGCGGCCATTGAAAGTGGCGGGGGAGGTGTTGGCGCCGATCACGCCCACCTGACCGATGCCGTTGTCCAGATTGATGTCACATCCGGTGACGTAGGCAATGGGGGTGCCACCCTCGGTGATCGTTCCACCCGCATAGCTCACCGGACTAGAAGTCCCAGCAGCGATAGTGCTGTTGACGGCCTGAACAGTGCCCGCAGTGGCATCCTGTCCGAGGATATCAAATGAGACGCCCACCATGGCGCCGGGTTTGATGGTGAGCTTCATCTTCGAGATGCTGCACCCGAAGAACAGCCGATACTGAGCAGCGGTAAGATCAGGGAACGCCTGCTCCAAAACATATGATCGGAGCGTGGTGCCAGAACGCAGGTTCTTGTTAGACCAAGTTCCCTGGAGAGCGCCCTGAAGGAAATCATCCCAGTCCCCCAGCATGAGGTCGCCCTCGATGGATCCCTCCACCTTACGCATTCCGTGCCGAACATCGCTAATCCCGCGGTCTGCCCGAACTTCGTCAGTGGTATAGGTGTCCTTCTTGAGGCCCATGTTAGACGGCTTCGCGCGAAGCGTCTTCATTGGAATGGTGGGAGAAAGACCCTTGTCTCCGTAGACAGTTTCAAGAGCCTGCCTCCAGGTTACGGTAGAGCCAGAAGAATAAGTTGCCACGGTTCCCTCCTAGAAGTTGTGGTATGCGTTGTAGTGGACGGAGACTGGCAGGATCCACCAATCTGTGTCTTGATCAGCGGCTTTAGTGCCGAGGGTAGACTTGTAAAATACCACATCGCCGCCGCCAGCGGGGAGGGAAGTGCCAGGTTTTAGCGCCTTGGCGATTGTCTCAGCCAATTCAGTCGCGGCACCGCCGCCTGAACCCGCTGGGAAGTGAATCAGGATACGCATGATACCTTCGGTGTCCATCACACCCGAAAGTCCGATGGTAAGAGGGGCCGTATCAACCGGAATATGAAGAATTTCAATGAATGGGTTGGGAGGCGCAGAAGAAAATGCGACGTTCTCTGGGTAAACAGGGCACCCAAGATTAAGGGACTGAACTTTCTGTTCAAGTGCGGAATAGATGGAGTTCCAGTTCATTTCACGCCCCGAATTCTTCGGCGAGTTCTGGAAATCACAGCCGCTGTGATGCCATATTTATTTTCAATTATTTGGATGTAGGGCACCCCGTTGCACAGAAAGATTCTGTCTCCCATTTTGATCTTGGGAATCTTAATAGCGGGGGGATCTGTCTTGGATTTGCGTGGCGGGCGAATCGGGCCCATTGCGAGGCCTTCGTTGGGCTCTCCAATTGACACAGCCCATGACCCGCGTGCCCAACCAGAATCTACATGACCGCTGGTAGTGAACGCATCGTGGACTTCTTCCATCATTATTTCTACGATCTCAGTTAGCTGCTCCGCTAGTTGGGCAGCTCGCTTCTTGGTGAATTTCTCCACCGAAGACCGAAATGATAGGTTCTTTCCGTTCACTTAGACACCAAAACTTCGTAGAGTACGATCTTTGACTTAACCCAGATGGCCTTCTGGGAGAATGCGGTGTAGGTGATGCCATCAACTGTCACGTAGTCCCCATCATAAACCGGGGAAGTGGTTAGCACGCGAAGACTTCCTGACCTGTTAAGCTCGCCTTTTCTGAACTGCTCCGCCCTAAGTTGCGATGTTTCGCTCCCGAATCCATCGAGGATGCCATAAATCGTAACCTCTGGCTGAACCGCATTGACAACAGTTCTTGTGATTGGATCATAGACCCCACTAGAGCCCGACATCTTTTTCCACAAGAGTTTCTTGCCATTGCGTTTGATGACAGGCGCCAGATTCATACACGACCGACCTTGCCCATACCGTTCGGATACCCGGTTAAGTAGGGCCGAATCATTTCCGTGACAGAATCAGGAAGAAGTTTTCTCTGGTAGTAATCAGGATCTTTGACCGGACCGACCTTGCCATTAACGGACACCAGCCCGCCTTCGTCAAGAGAACGGTCTTCCCCGAGCAAGGCCATAGCCAGCTCTGCTGTCGCTTCCTTTAAGAATTGCGGAATGATATCGTAGGGAACATACCTACGATCGCGATCCGTAAGTCCACTTCGTGGAAATCGCAGTGACTGCGACAGGGTCCACTTGAACCCCGCCCAGGGCTGCTGATCAAGAATTCTGGTCGCCCACATGAGGGCGGTCTCTTTCGCAGCATTGGTCGCAGAAGTCCAATTATCATTGAAGCCCCGCGTCAGGAAATAGTCCTCAGCGTCGCTTACCGAACAGTAAGAGTTCGCAGTGGAAGTTCCCACAGTTGCATCAATGACAACGGCCATGCGTCACCTACTTCTTCGAGGGCTTGGCCTCGGGAGCCTCGGGAGCCTTGAACGGATCTACCTCAACGAAGATTTCATGCGTGCCTTCCACGAAGTCTTCTTTATTGATAAGCATGAAGCCTTCGGCGAAGGGCGCCACTACTTTGACAGTGTCTTTCGGCATGGGGCCGGGGGTGAGCTCAGGCATCTTGGTTCTCCTAGAAAGGTTATTTGAAAACAGCCGCCCAACGGCATGAACCGTCAGGCGGCTGGGTTACTCCGCCCGGTTATTAACCGAACAGGCGCGCGCCGAGCTCTTCACGCACAATGTCCACACCCCAGAGCAGGTCGAAGGCCCACCGAACGCGGTGGAACTCTTCCCGAACCTGGAGACGCAGGGTCAGACCACTGACAGGATCAGCAACCTGCATAGAGTTGGGATTGGGCTCCGCTCCGGCGACGTGCTCCAGGGTGCGAGAAGCGAACCCAAAACAGTCAGCATGGAACGCGAGGTTCACTCGGTGGCTGGCCTTCACGGTGATGGCTTCGGAGCCGCTCAGGGCCATAGCGAGCGGCTGATTGATCGTGAGGCTGACATCAGTAGCAGCGGCGGCCTGAGTCGCAGCAGCGGCCAAAGAATAGGTCCTCGGATGGCCAGCGATGGCGATGACATCACCCGCAACCAAGGCGCAAGCGCCGGTGGAGGCTGCGGTCGTTGCCAGGAAGGTCTTGGTCCCAGCCGCCACAGGAGTGGAAGCCTTGGCAGCGAGCCCAGTGGTGATGGTTCCAGCGGTGTGCTGAGGAACCTGCTGGTCCTCAAACCAGTTGAAGCCATACTTGCGGCCAATTTCGCCTTCGCGCATGACATTGGGGTCGCTACTGTTGAGCGCATAGGCGAAGGCACCGAGCTTGAGGGCATTGCCCATGGCCACGGTGTCAAGAACGAGCCGGCGGTCGCCGATGGGGGCCTTCCAGGTCGTCAGCAGTTCCTTCAGATCCACTGCGTTATCAACAGCGGTCGCGAAGGGAGCAGTGCCAGGGGTGCCGGTGCTGAGGCCGAGTTTCTTATACTTGCTGAAGATCGTGCTGTTCACATACTCAGCAAGTGCCACGACAGCGGCATTGGCCTGACGAGCGGGGTAGCCCGCAGCGGCCTGAGCCATTTCCTGCTCGGTCAGCGTGAAAGGAGCCTCACGCCAGTAGTCGAGGGAAATCTGCGCGACGGTAGGAGTGGAATTCCCGCTATCCGGAGCGTAGGGGCCAGGAACGACGTCGTTGGTCGCATTGGCGGAAGGGATGGGAATGGTCACCACCTGACCCTTTTCCATCGCGTTGGTGGAGAAGCTGTTGTTCACCATGCTGGGCATGACGCAGTTGCCCCGGAGAACATTCAGCCCCTGTGCAAAGATCACAGGGATGATTGCGGAAATATTGTTGGACAGGGCCATGCCTGTGCCTCCTATGAAGTGAAGATGGTTTTATGCTTGATCCCGTGTATGGCTCCACCATACTGTTTCGGGCGAGCAACCACCGGAAGCTCCGCAACTGAAATGAAGTATAAGCCCGTTCCTGGCCCCGCGCAAGTATTTGTGCAAAATAAAAGAGCCTCCGAAGAGGCCCTTTTCCACTCGAATCCTTTTTAGGGGATACGACTCTAAACTACCTTGATCTGGCCCTTTGCGATGGCGTCCAAGTTATTCAGGATACCCATTTGATCGCTTCGGCTGATGGTGCCGGGGGCGGCAGCGCCTTTGTTCTGCTGACCTCCGGTGGCGCCGCCGCCCTTCGACTCATTGAACAGGTGCCCAGCGACGGCAGGAAGGTTTGACATCCACTCATCAATTCCAAGCGGATCTACTCCTGTCTTTCCATACTTGATGTTGTCGCCTTCCATGGCAACGGCCACACCGTCACGAACCTGGAAAGTGGCACGGGCTCGGAATAGGACATCCTCCATAGCCGACGGCTTGACGCCATGTTTCGCGGCCGCAGTCTGAACTGCGTTATCAATAACCAGTTTGTTGAGCTGGGTTTCCAAGGATGTGACTTTGGCCCGCTCATTGCCAAGTTCTCCCTGAAGGCTCTCACGCAGAGCCTTGGTCCTCAGCTCGGTGAGCTCATCAACCTTGCCAGCGGCAATAAGCTGACCCTCCAAGATCTGCTGTTCATGAGTAAGCATCACCTTATACTTCTCAGGATCAACATCCTTGAACTTGGCAAGACCATCCTTCGTGCCTCGGAGTTCCTCTCGAACATTGATCAGCGAACTCTTGAGGCCGCGCACGCCGGGGTGGTCTTCTACATTGACGTCAAGGGCGAAGGTTCCATCCCCGACGGGCTTGTATTCTCCCTGAAGGGCCTCCGGCACTTCTGAAAGTGACTTGATTACTGCGGGCAAAGCCATGTGAAACTCCTTGTCAGCACCGCTGACGTTTAATCGTTAGACCCGCTAACGATGGTTGGGTGATGCTCGGGGAAGGCTCCCGATACGATCCAGAAGAAGATGCGCGTGTAGGTCATCATGATTGAAACTCTTTCCAGGCAACCGCTGGTTCAAGTGTAAAGGTGAACCAGAACTGAATGCAAACTCTTTTTTCTAAGACTGCATCGCCATTTACGACTTTATAGGTTCCATCTGGGTTCCTAGCGTAGACCCAATACTCACCAGTGTCCGTATTCAACCTGACGACATCGTCTAGTTGCTTTCCGGTCTCATCATGGGTAAGTATTCCACGACCATCAACGGCCATCGCAACGACACTACCCGCCTCGATGATCATATTGGACCCCTATTGTTCGGTATTCGTGGCCCTAGAAGGCGCCTTGCCTGCCCCGGTGCCGCTACCACCTGCCCCATTGGCGCCCCCTGCGTCTGGCGCGCCGTCCTGGCTCCCAGTAGTGGGGGTGGCGGGCTGGGCGGCGGCCATCTTGGCAGCCGTGGCGGCGTCTTTGACGACTTTTTCCTCATCCAGGACTTTTTGGAACTCATCGAAGGTGATATTCGGCTTGACAATGCCGCCGCGCTGAAGATTCCAGAACAAATCCTCATTTCGCATGGAACCTGCCTGCCAAGCGGCCACGATCGCAGTGATTTCTTGCGCAGAAAGCGTGGCATCAATGAAATCGCGGTTCAAAGTGACTTCGATGTCGCCTTCAGCGGGGGTCACGCCTTCCCAATTCATGATATACGTGAGAGCTCGCTCAAATCCCTCTTCGATTCGGCCCACAATAGCCGAAAGTAGAGAAGTTTCGCCACTTTGCTGAATGCGGGCCGCTTCTGCGGTCTCGACTCCGCGGCCACGCTGCGAACGCTGAAGCAACTGGGCGCCTAGCGCCGCCATCTGCTTCGTGCGATCTTCCAGTGCATCCTTGATTGCCACGAGTCCCTGACCATTAAACTCAAGATAAAACGCTTTAGAGTCGGCATTCCGCAGATTAATCGCCCCTTCTGACCCGAGATAGTAAGCCTTGCTGTCATCTACGCCGGTGAAAACAGGGGTGGGGAGCGCTGTGAAGTGCAGGCCGTGTCGATAATCGGCATCCAGCTGATAGTGATTGATATTGACGTTCACTAGATCCAAAAGCGGGGGCTTTGAGCAACTGATTGAATCCTCGTCAGCCGAAATCATCACGAATGGAATGTGATCGATTGGAATTCCGCGCATCGTGGGGGCCACGGTCTGCCCAGGGGTCCATTCTTCTGCGCCAGCGGTGATACCCGTTGTCTTTCGCCACAGGGTCACCGTATAGATGCCCGTTTCCATGGACAATTCTCTGATTTGTTTGACTTCAACAAGATCATACTTGTCTTTGTCGGGGGCCAGGACGGTTTCTTCCAGGATCACGGCCACGAACTTTCCATCAGACACCACCCAGTTCAGAATATTCTCTGGGTAATAGAGCTTGATGAACGCCGTTTCTCCTTCAGCCGCATCCTCGCTAAGTTTATCCACCAGTAGGCCGCACCGACCAGTGGTCAGCAATTCCTTAGTGAGTGCATGGGTGAACTGAATAGCGTTCTGCCCCGAATCTGTGATGTCTTCCATGCGATCCCGCAAAATATCAGGAACGATGAACGACGGATCTTTGCGCAGGATGGCCCCAACATATCCATTAAGCGTTCGATCGGTGGCCCCAAACCACAAGGCCCGCCCCTTGTAAGCCTCGTATGCCTGGATGCCTGTATTCGGCTCTAGGTGCCCACTGAGTCGGGGGAGGTAACTGTCGCCCTTGGCTTTGATGACATCCTGGCCTTCGACGGCGTCTCGGCACCGAGTCCACTGAGGCAGGGTCCGCTTATACTCGGGATGCTGAGAGTTGATGGGCACGGTTCCTCCGTTACTTTTTCTTCTTGGGGTAGGCTCGGAACTGGATTTTCTTCACCGGAAACGACTTGCCAGCCTTCTTGCATTTCCTAATGAAGACCCTGTCCAAGTAGTTCGGCTTGCCGAAGGTCACCACCATTTCTTCCCGGGATTTCCGACCAGAAGGCTTGTTACGCCAGGTTGCCTTGACCGTCGTATTTTCGTCAACGATCTTGATGGCCGTCTTCATCCCTGAGCCGATCAAGGCGTCGCACACGACAGCAAACCACTTCGCTTCGATAGCCTTCTTCATGAAAGGACTCCTCAGCCGTAGTAAGTCTTAGTGACAGAAAGACTCTGCCCGCCAATAAAACGATAGACAATGTAGTATCCAAGTCCATCCGATAAGTGGGTCAGTTTCGCGTCCTGATGCTTATCAATCTCGCCACTGCCACCTTCAAGCAGCCGCACACCGTCCAAATCGCGCGATGTCATGGGGGCTCGGCTCGGGTCACAATAGAGATGCCTCTCTCCTACGACATTCAGAATGCGGCTGTTCATGCAGTTCACCCTCGCGCGCTCAGTGGGATTCGCACGAGGCACAAAATACATGAATCGTTCTCCAAAGTGCGGTTTAAGCACCGACCTGACCAGATCCCAATCAGAACCCTGGGTCGCCGACGTCTTTCTGTTCCCTCCGGTGGCGTCGCCATACACATGAACTTCACCCTGGTGCTCGCCCCACACTTCAATGAGTTTCCGGCATACGGCCACGGTATTAGAATTCTGAGGTATGTAAACCTCGCCGATAACCTTAGTTCCGACGAGCCCGTTCGGGAGGATCCCCTCCTGGGCAACGACCGCAACGCCCGGATCCACATTGAAATCAAAGCAGAACGCGATCGGAGCCTTTGGATCGTAATCCAGTCTAGCTTTGTTCGCGTCGGTATAGTTGTAGTAGGCCCTTCCAACGAAGTTGACAAAGGATCCCTCGTATTCCTGTTGGAAGGTAAGCTCGTCCATGTCACGCTTAGCCGACTCAATCGTCTTCGCGTCTAAGACCTCAGAACTCTTCCAGTGGTAGTAACCCCACTCGCTCGCATCTCCGAACTCAATCATCTGTGCTTTGGCATACTCGGCGATGTCGTAGTAGTGATTTCTTCCTTCAGGCACGCCGATCAGATCACACCAGCCCTGCCGGTCAGCCAGTGCAGGCCGGACGTTCGCGTTCCAGGCCGACGCCTTCATGTTGCCGTATTCATCAAGGATCCCGCCGTCCCAGGGCGATCCTTCAATGCGCTCGGGCTTGTCCATGCCCACGACCATGATGGTCGAATTCATAATGGTGGTGATGGAAAGCTCTGTTTCTGAGATCCCACGGGGGGCGACCAGCCGCTTCGGCACCAAGAGCTTCAGATCATTCCAATAGATGCGCTTGGCCTGATCCCGAGTGGGCGCCCCGCAGAAGTATCGTGGATCCGGAAAGTTGCTCGCTCCAGGCATCCCGGGTGGCATGAGCGCCCGCAGCACGAGTTTCCGCTTTGCGTTCTCTGTCTTCCCCGATCGTCGCCCCGCAGGCACCACATTGAACCTGTGGGGGGAGTTCGCATACTCCATCTGTGGCTTGATCTCGCGCAGTGGAGTCCAACGAGCGGGGAGGCTGAGCATCGGCAGCCTACCCGCTACTCGCCGCCGGGCGCCGCGCCCTCGGCATCTGCTTCTTCCTGAAGCCTCCGCTTCACGAGGTAGGCATTGTAGTCAGTCTCCTTACCAGACTGTTTCATCGCCTGATACAGGAAGTCTCGAACCGCGGTCGCTCCATCGTTGTCGCCCTTGGGGGCCTGATCCATACCGAGGAACTTGGACCGTCGGTCAGAAATCTTCAGGAGGATGTCAGCGGACTTACTATCCTTGGCCGTGGCCCAATGAATCTTATGGAGCGCGTCCAGGCGGCTGAGCTCCAGGACCATCACTTCATCAAGCGTCTCCTGAAGCTCCTTGTGCAGAAGCTCCAGGCCCGTCTTCACAAGTTCCCTAGCCATGACGGTGCCAATTCCCATGATAGCACCGATTTCCATGTAGTCATGGCCGTCCCGACGGAGCTGCATGGCTTTGAGCACTCGGAGCGAAACTCCCAGGGAGGCTTCGTCCACGAACTCAAACACGTCCACATCTGGCGCATCGGGGGGAATTTGCAGGGGCTCCGGTTCTTTCCTAGTCTTCGCCATGCTTGGATCCTCTGTAGTCCAGTGCCAAGTGTAGGGCTGATTGGTTGCGCGAGCAAGCCTTTATGTTCGATCCTCAGTATTTTGCGATTCCATTTGTGAGAGATATCATGAACTGGGATCTCTGTGGGAATAGAAACTGGGCTTCTCCGTGGTTCTATGTAGGAATAGAAACTGGGATTCTCCGATCTCTGGGATTCTCCGATCTCTGGTGCGGCGTGAACATTCCGAACACCAGCATAGATGCACCCCGAGGTGTGCGGAGTATTAGCTCCTCAGTGCTGCGAGACCAGGAGCGCGGAGCCGCCATAATGGCACTGAATGGGCATATGCTTATATACCTATATACCCGTATGCTTATACACCCACCTTACACATATAATTATATGCACATATGCTTATACACCTACTATGCACATATAGCTATATAACTACATGCACAGTAAGGCATACTGTAGCCTAAAGCAATGCCCAGCGCATAGGCTGGGCATTGGTTGCCTTGCGGCTGTGCTAGGCAGGCACGCTAAGGGTGATTACCTGCTTTTGCCACGCGCACCTAACGTCACCCGCGTTAATGCTAAACCACGCGCCCGTGGCCGGGTGCTGGGCCGCAAGGCCCCGCACCTTGCACTGGCCGCTGGCCTGGGCCTTGGCCTGCGCGGGCAGGGTGCAGGCCAGCACGGCGCCCACGGTGCAAGGCTGGCCGTTGCTGGCAAGCTGGCCCATGGCCTGCAAAATGGCGTTGTGCCCGGCGCTGCGCACGCTACCGTTGGCAGGCACGGGCACGGGGCCAGTGGCCACCAGCAAGCCATGCGTGGGCATGGCGCCCCCGCAGAGCTGGTGCATGAGGGTGGCCTGGGCCTGCCTGCTACTGGCACCCTGCAACGGCGTGCTGGGCGTGGCGGGCACCGGCACGGCGGGCACGGCGGGCGCCTTAACGGCGGGCGTGGTGGTGGCGGTGGTGGTAGCCTTGGCGGCCTTGGCGGTGGTGGTGGTGGGCTTGGTAGCCATTGTGTACCCCTTTGGGTATGGGCCGGGCGGCATTGCCGGGCTTGCATAGTATAAGCATTGCCCATGCCAAAGTGCAAGGTGCTGTGTTTGCAGCACTTAGCTATATTACCGCCGTGGCATAGTGCCGCATTGCGGCATAGCATAAAGGCCCGTTTGCCGCTAAGTGTAGCAATAGCATAACTTAACCTGGTGCCGCGTTGGGGCTATGCTATGCCGCATTGCGGCACCCGCCCACACGGCTCGCCCGTAGCAGCTTTCGTGCCAATTCGCCCTTAGCATCTTTCGTGCCAATTCGCCCTAAGCAGCTTTCGTGCCAATTCGCCCTAAGCAGCTTTCGTGCCAATTCGCCCTTAGCAGCTTTCGTGCCAAAGCCATTCTTTTCGTTTTCGGTTTCTTTATTCTTTTCTTTTCGTAGTCTATGCCTCAGGCGCGGAGTCGCGCGGAGTCGCGCAGAGTCCCGCTCGAGCGCCCGCGTGTGAGCTCAACCCGTGAGCTCCTCGGCTCCTCGAGCGAGCGCCCGCGTGTGAACTCCGCGATCTGTGATCCTGAGTCGCGCAGAGTCAGCCAAAAGATGCTCAAATAAGGAGTCCCCTAAGGGACTCCTCGCGTGCTCGCGTGTGAACTCAGTTCCAATTCCCGTAGGCACGTCGCTCAGCTTGCTCTATCGCGCGCTGCCACATCTGGTCTATGAAGTCGCGTAATCGCTGATGCCCTGATCGCTTGGCGCGGATTTTCCTTGATTCTCCGGCACACAGCCGCTTGCAGAGGATGTTTCCTGTGTAGGGGTGGCGGGGGAGGCGGCGAGTGTGGGTGGGGGTGGCCACTGTAGGCTCCTTTGGGTTGTGACAGGCACCCTTGCCTGGTATGTATAGTATAGGGCCTATGCAGCTCAAATGCGCCTCAAAGTTTAATCAAAGATTTTCGAGCCCTGAGTCGCGCAGAGTCAGCCAAAAGATGCTCAAACAAGGAGCCCCCTAAGGGACTCCATGCGCGCTCGCGTGTGAACTTAGTTTTTCGGATAAACCTTGATGCCGTCAACGTAGACAGCTTCAACATCGTGCTCGAATCCCGGTCCGGGGTTATTCACCAGACTATGAATCACATCCAGCTCCCTAGGATCCAAGAACGCGGACCACGCGGGGAGACCGTTGGCGAAGAAAGGGCTGGGAGTCTCGGGAACTCCGGGCTTACGAGTGATTTGGACGTGTGCCATGTCAGCCCACCTTGACCAGACGCCGCGCGATGCGGGGGGAGTTGCCGCAGGCGATGAGCCCGCAGAAGAGATACGAGCAAGCCAGTGCCCAGACGGCGACGGGCCGGGCAACGCGGACAGTGCAGTGGAACTTGGACATTGTGGACCCCCAGGGGCTGGATGGCGGCACCGTTGCCGCTGGTATAAGTATATAGCCCGCGCCACTCAAATGCACCTCAAAGTTTAATCAAAGATTTTCGAGCCCCGAGTCGCGCAGAGTCAAGGTAAATATTCTCAAAACAAGGAACCCTTGAAGTCTCCTTGCGTAGATCTCGGTGCCGAGCCCCCTAGATGCCTGAGATGAAAATGTCTCGGGGGAGTTCGGTGGATTGGCTCATGGCTGCCTCGGGATAATGCTGACCAGGGTGCCACCGTCCACGAGGGTGCCTTTCTCGATCAGGTGTTTGGGGATCATGAGGACAGGGGTGAGCAGTATCTTACCCTCCTCGATGACCTCCATGGCCAGGATGTCACCCGGTTGAACTCCGGTCTCTGGAGGCAGCGTGATGCGCTTGCGTGAGTCCGTGGTGAGCTGGAACTTCCTAGGCTTCATGGGATCTCCTCATGTGAATGATACATCGAGTGAGGTGGTCGTAAAACCAGGCCCCTCTGCGCCTCGAAGTGGGGCCCTGACCGCTACCACCTAGGCATGGGGGCTCGAGGAGCGTAGAGCGTGGCCCAGAGCTGTCTGGGCCACGTTCTGGGTGCGGTGGCGGGGCTGGTTAGGGCTGCTCCGGCGTCGAATCCGGCTCCGGTTCCGTCTCCGGGGCCTCGTTGTTCTCAGGCTCGGGGCGGATGGGCACGTAGCGGATGGGCTCGAGCGGCGCACAGGAGATGTGGTTGATCTTGCATTCTTCAATCCATGCCCCAGCCCACGAGTAACAATACTCCAGCTCCTGTTTCTTGAGAGATTCTCCCACGAGTCTCACGGCCTCGCCCAGAGCCTGGGCATTCGTTTCTCCAGCGGTGTGGACGTCAAGCTCCAGTTCAAACTTGACACGCACTCGGGTCTTGATCTTCTCATTCCACTCGGAAGGTTTCATCGGGACAGCTCCGCTGCGAGGGCCAGCGTGAAAGCGCTGGCGAGGGTTGCGAGGATGATGCCTGAGAGCCAGGCTTTGAGAACGCGAGTTTGTGCCCTTGGCATGATAGCCTCCGTGTGCAGGGTGGCCCTGCACCTATAAGTATAGTGCTCGGTGCCTCAATTGCAAGCTCAAAGTTTAATCAAAGTTTGGCTCGTCACTAAGAGTCGCGTGGAGTCAGATTGAATGAATATTCTAGCGGAGATTGTCGGTAAAGAGCGGAGTTCGTGGACTCGTGGATCTCCGCGTGTGAACTCAAGTCGCGTCTGTAAAGAGCGGAATTCTTTGAGTCTCGGATCTCCGCGTGTGAACTCCAGTCGCGTCGGTAAATTAAGGACTGGGATCTCTGTATTATAGCGAAAATGAGCGAAAATGGATTGAGGGATGAACGTGGAAACTCGGATCTTTGGCCCGATTTATGGAGTAGAAAACACAGATTTTGTGTGGCTCGGCTCTTTGTGCTCAGATCGCTCATCGTTCAGAGAACATAGTCAACTCGGAAGGATTCCGAATTTTGCATAACTCGGAATCGAGAATCACACCGCCTTTTGGGGGGAGGATTATGGCGGCGCCGGAGATCGGAGAAGCGAAGAATCTTGGCGAAGATCTGGGCGCTTAACAGAATCTTATCGGGGAATCTTATCGGTGGATCTTATCAATTACTCATTATGGGCAGGCATACTCCGTGCCAAAAGGCATCAGAGATCCAAGTTTCCAAAAAGTTTATTTTAAGTGTAACCATCTATATATACCTAGAATAAAATAAATAAATATAATAAGTAAATAAATAGGAAAGTATAGAGTTATAGTTGTGTATTTTGTTTTACAGTATATAAGACCGGCACGCGCAAAAGCCCTTTTTTCGTTATTCAACCTATTGCAAACAGGGCACATGAGTTTTACGTTTCAAAAGCATTTCCAGCCCCCCACCCGAGAAGCCCAAAATCTGGCCCAATTATGGAGCAAAATGCTCGGTGCCAAACTATTACATAAGGTGCCTCGGGGAGTCCCAGAGCCACCTTATATAATAAGCCCCCGCAGACCCAAAAACCGCGCTATTCCGTAAAACAAGCCGTTGCGCATGAGGAAAACACACCCTATACTTAGCTAGGCACGGTGGCCTAGGGAGAAACACATGGAAGAAGAGGAATATATTCCCAAGCGAAAGTCGTCACTTACGGAGGAACAGCGCTTCGACGATAAGTTGGTGAAGTCCCCCAACTCCGACTGCTGGCTGTGGCAGGGAACGCGGGGCCGAGGCGGGCAGTGCCTTTTCACCCTCAGTAGCGGCAAGCTGGTTCAGGCTGGACGCTATGCCTGGGAGCGAGCGCATGGCCCCCTTGAGGCGGGCGTCCGCGTTTCGAGGACCTGTTTGAATAGGAACTGCATGAACCCGGCGCATCTGTATGTTTACGCCCCCGAAGGCTACAAGCCCAAAGTCGGAGCGCCCGAGCGCGAAATGAAGCCGAACATGCGGATGGTTGAGAAAAAGATCATGGAGCTTCATGCCGAGCTTACAGCCCAGGGCATGGAGGGCGCGGCCATTGCCGCGAGGCTGAAACGTCGGAAAGTAGAATTGTGCAAGGAGTTTGGGCTGATCGAAGGCACTAAGTTCCTGAAGAAGGGTGCCAAGGAATGAGCCGGCCCCCGAGGGTTCTCACGCAGGAACTTCTTGACACCCTGGTCGAGAAACAGCCGAACGGATGCTGGCTGTGGCTCGGAGCGGTCAGGAATGGGAAGCCTGTGTGGTGGACCCAGACGGCGGCCCGCGAGGTGGCGCTGATGCAAAACGGAAGCGCCCCGTGTTTTCACCTTTCTACATCGTGCGGGAACGCGCTCTGCGTGGCGCCCGAGCACATCGTCAACCGTAGAACAAAGGAGCATGTATGCCAGCCAATCAGGCTTACCTAGGGGACGCACTGTATGTCGCAGTGGTGCATGGCGCGGCGCTGGAGCTGCGTGCCAACGACTTAGAGGATCCGTCAGACGTGGTGTATCTGGAGCACGAGACCTACGAGGCTCTGATCCGGTTCGCTGACCAGCTTGGGTGGCCGCGACCGGCGTTGCCGAGCGCGGACCATAAGGAGCACTGATGACCCCTGTCTGTTCTTTCTGTGGAACCGAGGCCCCAGAAGCAGAGCTGCTGCTCCAGTGTGGTCAGAACCCCCGCGTATTCATTTGTTCCTGGTGCGTGGAGTCCGCCCTGCCGGCCATCGCCGCCTATCGCCGGAGCCATGGCTGGAAGCGCGTCCCGCCCCCGCCCCGCAGCAACACCTGAAGTTTCATCGCAACAGGGCGGCAGCCCGACAGGAGGATTAGCCAAATGGATGTGAAATCCGTTACATGCGAGGCCCTTAGGGACATGCTGGCCGACCCCCGGAGGTGGTCCACCGACGATGACGGCCCCAAGGTGAGTCTCGCCGGAGTTAACCTCTCCAGGATGAATCTCGCAGGAGTGGACCTCAGCAGGGCGGACCTCTCTGGTGCGGATCTCGCTGGAGCGAACCTCTCCAGGGCGAACCTCTCAGGAGCTAACCTCGTGAGGGCGGACCTTTGCGGGGCGGACCTTTGCGGGTCTAACTTCTCCAAGGCGAACCTCCTTGGGGCTAACCTCTTTGGGGTGGACCTCTATGGGGCGAACCTCTGCGGGGCGGACCTCTCGGAGGCTAACCTCATCAGGACCGACTTCACCAGGGCTGACCTCTCCGATGCGGATCTCTACGGAGCGGATATATCGTGGGCGGACTTCTACAAGACGAACATCACCAGGACGGCCTTCTACGGGTCTAAATACTGCGGTATGACGTTTGCGGCGGTCGTCGTCATGGTTGGCCTCTACCGGTATCAGTGCTGGGCTGTCGTCACCACCGACGGCACCCCGTTCGTTCGCATGGGGTGCCTCTGGCATTCCGTGGCCGAATGGGACGCCATCGGCATCCGCAACAGCAACACCACTGAGTTCCCCGATGACGGCAGCGACATCTCCGAGGAACGCGCGGAGGCCTTTGAGCTTATGCGGGCCAAGGCGCTCCGTATGGCTGAGGCACACAGGAAGCTGGGTGGGCTGTAGGGTCAGCGTGGGGGTTAGGCGCGTGGGACAAACCTGGGATGAAACCGTGAAGCGAGAAGCCGAGCTGCAAGACAGGGTGAGCAAGCTGGAGAAGTTCATCTGCCACAGCGGAGGGTTGGTCAACGAGTGGGCCAAGACGTGCCCGTTCGGAACAAAGATGACGGACCACATCAAGGGCGAGCTCTACGAATGGCTGAAACGTAATTGAGAGCCTAACTTTCTAGCTAGCCGGAGCTGTCAGGCGCGCGGGTTGAGCGAGCAGTTAGGGAGATGAACGGAGGAACCAACATGCAGGAAGTCTACGAAATGACCTACTGCCCAGTCTGTCGGAAGCCTTGGGTTCCGTTCCCGGGCCCGTATGGGCTGACGATCTACAGGCCCGACTGCTACCACCAGATCATTGCCACCGATCACACCGAACCGACCGAGAAGCGAGAGCCCTAACTTTGATTTGGCCGAACAGATAGCACGAAAAACGTAACAGGAGAAATCATGAAATTCCGAAAGAAGCCAGTTGTGATTGACGCGGAACTCTATGACGGGACCGCCGCAAGCGTGGAACGAGTGATGGAAATGGGAGGAACACGGGGAATTAACAACAGCCCGGAAGGGCTTTACATCGTGACCCTCGAAGGGACGATGAGAGCGGACAAGGGCGACTGGATTATCAAGGGCGTGAAAGGGGAGTTGTATCCCTGCAAGCCTGACATTTTTCGAGGCAACATACGAAGACGCCTAACTTTGATTTGGGCGAACAGATAGCCCACCTACCGAGACACGAACCAGAAGGAGCAGTCATGAAAGCCCGCTGTTGCCCCCGATGCTTGACCATCATTGGAGATCCGGAAGACGGGACCAGCCACACCTGCTCGCCGACCAAAGCGTGGAGGGAAATGGAAACAGAGATCGCAGAACTGAAGGCTAGGCTCGCTGCCATCCTCGGAGCAGAGATCCAGGCATCCCAGCGCCAAGAGTCTGGAGAACAGTTGAGTCACGACGAACAGCTTTTGAGGCTGGCGCGTCTCGGTCTCTGGTGTCTCAACGCATCCTACAGTGATCCCATAGGCGACGTAGATGGTGGAGATATCCAGGATAAGGCCCTTGATCTGGGGATTCTTACCACTCACGAGGTATCTGAGCCCTGCGGTGAGCACTGTGCCTGTGCAGAGTATGGGTTCCCGGCTACCTGTCTCAGAGAGGCGGACTGGCTGGCCCCGTTTGAAACCCAGCTCGGAATGCGGCGGGCATAGCCCGCAAGTTTGACCTAACTTTGACCGGCAAGCGCCTTAGCCGAGCCCTATACTATGGCATGGCAACCGGGCCAGCCCTCGCCCCTAACCGGCCCCACGGAGGAAATCGGAATGAAGCCCTATACACGCAAAGAAATCGAGGCCTTCCAGGCTGACCCCAAAGGGTGGCTCAGGAAGAATGGCGGCTACAGGGCAGATCTTTCCGAGGTAGACCTCCATGACGCAGACCTCTCAGGTGTGGACCTCACCAGTGCAGACCTCACCAACGCGAACCTCAGAGGGACGAACCTCTATGGGGCAAACCTCCGCGGGGTGGACCTCCGCGAGGCGGATCTAGCCGGGTCGGACCTCACCAGGGCCAACCTCCATGGAGCGAACCTCTATGGTGCGAACCTATCTATGGTAAACCTCTCCGGATCAAACCTATCCGGGTCAAACCTATCAGGGGCTGACCTAGCCGTGTCGGATCTCTACGGCGCGGACCTTTATGGTGCAGACCTTACCGGGGCTGACCTTACCGGAGCAGGCCTCGCCGGAGCTGGCCTAACCGGGGCGGATCTCACTGAGGCGGACCTAACCGGGGCAGACCTCACCAGGGCTGACCTCACCAGGGCGAATCTCCACGGAACGAACCTCTATGGAGCGAACCTCTATGGAGCGAACCTCACAGGAGCGGACCTAACCGGGGCCAACCTCTATGGGGCGAACCTCCCTATGACAGAGCTCACCAGGCTCTAAGTTAGAAGGACGACGCATACAATCTACACTGTGGTGAAGCAACGGGGCCAGCCCATCACACCTAACCGGCCCCCCGGAGGAATCATGGAATTGAGAGAAGTAATCCTACGCGAGATCCTGGTGCGGCAGGAGAACTACGCCGCCACTGTCCTGAAGGCGGCATCAGAGCACAATGCGTCGCTCCGGCAGTTGCTGGAAAAAGTCATGTCAGGCAGCGTCGCTGCTGACCAAGCGTCCCAGGCCAAGGAAAGTGGGGCTGGCAATGACTGAGCCCCTGCGTTCGCCCTGCGCCGACGACTGTGTTCATCCGGACCATGCAAAGGACACCCCACGTACGGAGAGCGCAGATCTCAGCACCATCACTTACCTGGCCCAGTGCATCACTCGCCTTGAGAATGTCCTCTACGACTACAGGGCCATCTGCATTAATCCTCAAGGGTCAGCCTACGCGGGACTCAGCAGCCTGCAAAAAGAATACGTCACACTTCTCAAGATGGGCGTGGAAATTTACGAGGCGAACAGCCAGAGGCCCCCATGGTCACGATGACTAACGACGAACTCGCGAAGGCCCTGGTGTGGGCTGACCAGATGCTACGCGCTTCTGGAACTGCTGCTGTCTACCACGCCCTCTACGCAGACCATCTGAGTGCGCTGCTGCAGGAGCAGCGCCGGAGAGCGCTGGCCCGGAGTTCTGATCTGGTGCCCCACACAATACAATGACAAATAGGGCCTAGTCGGCTGTCTATTAGGAGGGCTCATGAACAGCGTCACCAAGCTAGAAGTTATCAGGCGTCTTTGTCTTCTGGCCTCTGAAGTTGGAACAATGGTTTACAACGACGAGAGTGACCACGACTGCTTCTGCTCTATTCACGACGAGCACGATGAATTCCGATTTGACGAAGAAGTGATCGCCTTCATTGAGAGCACGGTCAGGCAGGCAATAATTGAGCGGTATTGAAGTGGCGCGCGAGGCACAGAAGCCGCATACTATAGTGTGGCAAACGGCCATGGGAGGCGGGCAATGTTCAGCATCTACGGCAAGACGTTCCCATACCGAGAACAGCTCAAGGCACTTGGTTGTCGCTGGAACCCGTCGCTAAGGTGCTGGGAAACGAATAACCCGGTGGTGGCGCTTAAGTGCGATGGCTGGCTTGGCGTGACGGTTATGGGCGAAGTGAGTAAGCCCACAGAGGATCTTCGCATCGAGTATCCTAGCCGAGGTGCCACCTACTATGACGAAGAATATGGGGTCTACAAGTATTCCAAGTATCCCAAGCGCGATGCGCGAGCGGGCCAGCAGAGACGCCAGTTTCTCGGATCATACATAACGCTTGACTTGGCGAAGGCCGCCCACCCCACAGCGGTCTTGGTGAGCACCTCTGGGTATTACGAGCCCTTTGCGGGCATCCTTGCTGGGGAGTAGCGCATATGAGCGATAAGTTCACGCTGTGGTTTCGAAAGAAGATTGTGGTGAATACAGACCCACAGCGGCGGTGCTATGATGGGTGCAACTTCAGCGAAGAAACGGTGTTGACAGAGTGGGAAGAGATCTACTCTAGCAGCAGCAAAGATGATCTTGAAGACAGTGCAGTCCGGTTCAAACGCATCAATAAGAACTCCGAGTATAAGGTTATTGAACAGGGGGCAAGGCCATGACCGCACTTCACCGACTTACAGGTATTCGCGAGGACTACGCGGCAAGGCTCCGAGAGGCAAGGGCGTTCGCCCTTGCCACCGACATCGCTAGCGAGGCGACGGACGGAATGCTCAAGCCCTGGCTGCTTGAAGCCTTCGAGCAGGACGTCGCACTGATCGCCCCCTGCCAGGAGCATGCGTTCGCGATGGTGCTGTCGGAAGTAGGCCCCGAGGGGGTCTACTCGGAGAGCCTAGGGCGCAGCATCGCGCCAACCGACTTCAGGAAGCTACCTCCTGAGTATGTAGCCATCATGGTGGAGCTGATGAACGAAAAGGAGATGGCGTGATGCGGACAGCGAAGATAAAGAGGGCGCTGGCGATGCTTGAGAAACTTGGCATTGGACACGGCACGCCCGAGAACCCGGCAGAAGAGTTCTTCGTGGCTGTGGAGGCCCAGAATGAACTCATGTCTCTTGTGACCTGCGTGGCAGGTCTGCGGAGCGATAATCGCACACTTCGCGAGGCGCAGACAGAGGCCCACAAGCGGAGAACGGAGGAATTGCAGAAGAACATGGCTCGTGTCAAAGATGTAGCCCAATACATCTATGATAAAGGGCACCACAAGGACTGCCCTAAGATCCAGGGCATCGATGATAATGATTGCGACTGCGGCTACGCCGAGGCCATGGGCAATCTGAAGGCACTGCTATGACACCTGCCTACCGGGCACACTTTGACTAAAGGTTGAGCCAGCCTCTGGCCCAACGAGCCTTATACTTATTGCACGGGCGCCCAGGCCCCACAAGGAGCAAGCATGGCGAAAGACTTTTACCAAATGATCCTGGCCCATGGAGAGCTTGGCAGCACACCTGAAGCTCACCCAACCTTTGACATGGGCGTCATGGGGCTGAAAGAAGGCACCTATTTGGCCGAGGCGCTCACTACTGCAAGCGGGCACGCGGACACCTATATGTTTGAGGGAACCACCATCAATGTCCTGCAGGCATGGGGCAATCCGGAGTATAGGTTCTGGGCACTGCCGCTTCACGACGAACAGTGCGTGGAAGCCTGCTACCAGTTTGCTGAGCGGTGGATGGAAGTTCCTGCCGACCAGGATCCCCGATGAGCCAGCACGACTTGAACCTTCTCATCAAGGATACCATTTCAGACGCGGTGGGGAATCTGCTCTACTACCACCGCAAGGAAGACTCAGAACTTCCGGTGGGGTGCATTGACCAAGCCGTTCGCGACGGAGTAATCACCATTGATGAAATGGTTGAGGAATTCCGTTACGAACTGACCAAGGGCCTCAAGCATGGGTAGACACCCCCGGCTGGCTCACAGCATAACGGAGATCCTAGAGGCGCAGAGCGAAGCGCATCGCAACGGGCATCTGTTGGTGTGGACGGACTTAGCCGGGCAGCGCAGCATCGGAGTGTGCGAGTGCGGGGCCAGCTTGCAGATAAACGGAGACAATGCGTTCCAGCCAGTCGTGGTAAGCGGCACTGACATACCGCACAGCGAGATTCAATTTCTGAATAAGGGGGAGATGGCTCGGGAGCGCCGCAGACTGCTAAGCGTCCCCCATCCCTCTATACCTGTCGCGCCGAAGCCGGGGCCTGGAGAAAGGCCGCCCATAACGGCTGACTTTGCAAGACAGCAGGCCGCATCAACGCAGTGGAGGAAGAAAAAGCGATGATTGCCGTGTCAACCCCCGAGCAGTTGCTTATGGAAGCCAAGTTGCGCAGTGGGGCACCCGTGGCCCGCCTTACCCTGAAGCATGTCAGGCGCGTGCCGGATGGCCCCTGGTGGCCCCTCTACCAGCTTACCCTATACGGTGCCCTGCACCGCACGCTTAACGCGCAGGATGGCTTGTTTTTGGAAGTGTTGTTTGACCTTTACGCCCCGAAGGGCGCTATCATAAGGAGGTATAGATGGAGATGAAGGAATTCATTCGCCTACTCGCCAAGGAAAGCCCTGGCAAGCAGATTCTTGTCTGGGCGTGGGAATGGAAACTTGCCCACCCGATGGGCACGGTGAGCGAGTTCTTTCTGGCTCAGAGAGCCAAGGGGAAAGATGGCGAAGTGTGGGGTATCTGGACGGGCCCGACGACCAAGAATCTCTACTGGTGTTTCGTTAACATGCTGGACTACCGGGGGCGCAAGAAGGTGTGGAACGAGGATATGCACTGTCGCGCCATCAATGCTTTGGCCCGCAAGTGCGGATACGGGGGCATGTATGGGATGACGCGAAATGCAGTTGCTGAGGCACTGGCGCGGGCTTACGAGGAGGAAGTGTGATGGTGGTCATGATAGGGACAGAATATGATTGACTTCCTGAAGTTCTGCACTTCCGATTTTTGGAAGTTCTTCGCCGTAATCACCATCATATACACGGTAGGAAGTGTTGCAGTCAAACTCATCCAAGCCGCGCTGACAGGATTGGCGCTTATGATCTGGGGCCCTAAGAAATAAGTCAATCAGTGCTCATAACCGATGTTCCGCTTCAGGTGGAGATATGACCACAATAGCAATCATCCTCGTAGTGTTTCTGGGGCTGGCCTACCTTCGGTATAGGCGCCAGGAGAACCACCGAAAGAACTTCAAGGGCCTGCACAAATGAGTAAGTGGGAGCGAGCAGGGTGGTTCGTTTATGGAATGATACTGGCCGTCCTAGCAGTTAGGCAGACGCAGGTGCCCGAGCGTGTCATTGTATCCGCCTTTTCAGTTGTGTTCATGACAATGGCGCGCACAGGCAGGCCAAAACATTGAATAAAGTTTGATGCAACTTTGACTTGCGCCCGCTTTGTTGAAGCATATGCTTGTGTATGTAGGGCACCGGCAGCGTCCCGCGGCCACCCCTTCTAACCAGTGGCTCACGCCACCCTGTTACAAAGGAGCCTATCATGGCTGCTACTTCCACCAAGATCCCCGCTGGTTCGCGCCCCGCCCCGGCGCTCCCCGCCGCCCCCAAGGCGAAGGTCCAGCCCATCAAGCAGGCCGACGTCCCCGAGGGCGTTGCCAAGGCTGTCCGCGGCCATCTCGCTGACCGCCCCACCTGTTCCGCTATCCGCAAGGAGATCGCGAACAGCGACATCATCACCAAGGCGGCCGACACCACGGCGCGGCAGGGGTCGCTGCGCTACAACATCATGAAGGCCATCCAGGCGTCCGCGACGGTGGCCGAGGCCATCTCCAAGGAGGTCCACGGCCCCGGCAAGCACGAGGCGCTGGACAAGCCCTACCGCATCAAGCGGGTGGATGTCGGGTTCGCGCGGGCCAACGGGCTCATCACGCTGACCAAGGCGGACAAGTAGTCAAACCTCCATGGGCCAGGGCTCACACCCTGGCCCATGGCCTATTCTGGAGCGATCATGTATTCCGAAGTAAACTACAAGTCCAAGAAGGCCATGAAAGAAGCCATCGCCGCAAATGGTGACGCGGGCGGTGTCTACAACCCGGGGCTCGGCGAAGAACCGCCCACGAACGGGGTGGTCGCGCTGGAAGGCCCCCACTACCCCCAGCCTCACACTTGGTATGCGCGGGTTCAGCTCAAGGACGGCCTCATCGTGAAGGTGCTGCAATGATCAACGGAAAGCACAGGAAGAAGGTGCAGGATAAGAAGTCCAAGGCCCTAGCTATCAAGAAAGATATGCGCGATAGGGCCAAGAAGACCGAAGTGGCACGCGCACGAAAGAAGACAACGGAGGCGGCCCCGTGGTGATTTACGACGTTGAACGAAGCGATGACTCTATCAAGGTTTATGGGCGCTGTCCGTTCTGCGGGAAAAGCTGGGAAGTTTCCATGAGTATCACGGAATACACCAGATGGTGCTACAGCGAGGAGACTGTTCAAAAAATATTTCCTGATCGTTCTCCTGCTGAGCGCGAACTTTTGATCAACGGCGTGTGCTGCGACTGACGCGACGTTCCTATAAGGGGAAAGTCCAATGTGCATCGTAATCTTCATAATCGTAGGCTTCCTGATCTTCGTGCCTCCAGTTGGAGTACTCTTGTTACTGATGCTGGTGATCGCAGCGTGTGCCAAATTCCTTTTCAAGTGACACCGGCGCCGGTTTGGGGCGCCATGCCCCGCGTATGGCGCGGCATTCAACTGGGCCCCAGACCGCCTCAGGCGCGGCTCTGCGGTGTGGGGCGTAGGGGTGTGCTGTGGGGCCGCCCGGCCCGCCACGGTGCCTCTATGGGCCTGTGTTAAGGACCAAAAGGTTGATTTGGCGCCGATATTATTGATGCCGTATGCTTTAGGTGGGCCAAGCGGCCCTAGAAGGGGATAATCATGGAAACGACTGGCACGCCAAGAGAACCGGAGTTCAATCAGGCCATCACCCAAACTTCAAGCGGCTTTGCCTCCAAGTGCTGCTACGATGACGCCGCTCCCCGCAAGGGGCCGAGTTTCCGGTATAACCCGGCCACTTACCGATACGAGCCACAGCTTGTTTCCTTCACAGACTTCGACAAGTCATTCCTTGCGCAGATTGGGTGGGATGCCTCGAGGGTCAAGTGATTATCTTCTGGATAATTCTTCTGTGCCTACTACTGGGGTTCAGATTGCCAGCTATCATGGTAATACTTGGGCTGATAATGCTTGGCTCCTTGGTGAAATTTCTGGCCGCAGGGCTGCCCAGCATGAGTATCAGGGGCAGGGGCCGCAATTGAGGCAAAATAGAATTGCGTTGGGTAATGGCGACATTTATGCTTGCATATGGGCACGGTGCCCACACAAGGAGACCGGCAATGAGCCACGACTTGATCGCCCGCAACTCGAAGTCTAGAGTTCGCGGGCCTGTGTTCTTTGTCGGTATTGCCAAGCCCACGAACGGGCACGGTGGTTCTGATGAAGGTGCCAGGAACATCTATAGGATGGGCCGGGTCTATGGAACCATCCTTTACGCAGAGGAAGTGTTCTTCCTTCCGCTTACAACGAAACCCAGCATCACGCCATGCGACTGTGCAGATTGCAGGAACGCGGTGGCCCATGTCTGAGACATGTGTTCTTTACACGACTAAGGTGTGCCACGAGCGAGTCAAGGTCGGCAGTATCCTTTGTAGCACGATGCGTGGCGCACTCCTGAAAGTAATTGAGGTCCGCACTAATGGGGGCCTCCTGGCCGAGACCTACGGAGGATTCCTTCACGGGCGCATCTCCCCCGCAGTCAAACCACGCCGGACGGCACTGATCCAGCCTTATTCTGACAGTGCCAAGATCTACAATGTCCCGAGTGGTGATGGCAAGGTGCTCAGCGGAGAAATGTTCTGCTGCTACCGCCATGTCACCTTAGTTCCAGTGGCAGAAGTCACACGCACCTTCCTCGACGATGGTTCTGTCCTCATCAACAGCAGTATTCTATAGGAGCCCAGTGTGCATATCCACGAAAGCATCACCCCCGAACGAGTTGCAGAAATGGCTAAAAGAGACGACTGCGAAGGCATCTGCATCGCCTGTGGTGAGGATGCCTGCGGGGTTGAACCCGACGCGCGGAACTACGAGTGCGAGTGCTGCGGGGCGCACAAGGTGTTCGGTGCAGAAGAACTTCTTTTCATTGTTTGAGGGGCGTAAATGGATAAGATCTTCCACATCCACGGGTGGGCGTCAGACGGAAAGCCGCTTATTCGGCATGGGACTGAGATCATGGGCGCGGCTCTCGGTAAGAAAGACCGAGCAACTCTGGCTTCGCTTAAAGTTGGGGAATCCTTCACCCCTTTGTTCACAACCCTGTCAGGTAAGATCGCCTACCGTGTGGAGCGTGTCCAGTGAAGACTCCCTCTGTCCATGAACAAATCAGAGCCTATGGGGGAGAGACACTGTCAAATGAACAGATCATTGATCTGTTGCTCCCAGGTATGGGGCCGGGGCATCTGGGCGCATGGCGCCTCAGCGAACTCATTAGCATGAGTGGACAGCAGCTTGTGGAAGAGTGCGAGCTAACGAAGCTCCAAGCATCGCGGATCGTAGCTCTTGGTGAATTCGTCCGCAGGTGTGGCGCCCCCTCAAAACACGCTTGCATCAATACTCCCCGGTTGGCCGGAGAATATCTACTTCCGAAAGCTAAGGGTTTGACAGAGGAGGTATTCGGTGTCGTGTGCCTTAACTCCAGAGCGCGCGTTATATCTGATCGCATTGTCTCAAAGGGAACGTCTACGGGGACTCTCGTTGGACCACGCGAAGTTCTTAGAGAAGCGCTTCTTAGAGGGGCCGTGTCCGTGCTCGTGTGGCACAACCATCCGAGCGGCGATCCAAGCCCTAGCCGAGAAGACATATCTCTCACGCGACGTCTCCGCGCAGGATGCGATGCTATCGGAGTTCCTCTTGCGGACCACATCATTGTGGGCGAAGACACCTACCACAGTTTCAGATCCTCGGAGGGCTGGGATGTTAGATGAACGCTTCAAACTTAAATGCAAGCTCATGGCCACACTGAGGGCTGGAACATGGAAGCCTGATGGTCGTGAGAACGGCTATTTTGAGCTGGATCTAATTAGGGCGCTTCAAGCAGCCACCGATATAATGAGTATGGCGGAGAAAACAGAGTCGAAAGCAGAAAAGAAACCAGAGCCCCAGCATCCAACCATCAAAGAGAAGCTGCGTGGGGACACAATTCGTATCCAGCGCGTAGACCAATATGGCGTGCGTGGGACGTCTATTCCTGTGTGGGCGCGTGAGGCTATCCTGAAGGAAGGTATCGGCCTACTCGCGAATAATATCTGTATGCGTTTTCCAGCCAGTCTATATTCTCGCGTCGCCATAGAAGAGCAAGCATACCTGCTGAAGCAGCTTGGCCTGTAAAGCGGGGCCGCAGAGCGCGTCAGGGTTGGGCCATGGCTGGGCGGCGTGCCCAACATGGCCCAAAGCCTTGAGCGGGCGCCTGAGCGCATCGGGGCGCGGTCCCATTTGCGGCCCTTGCGCTTTACCGTGGCAGGGCTTAACATTACCTTCCGGCCATTTATGCAGCTATAGGGGTTAGCATGAGTAATAAGCTCCAAACCAGTGACGATGTCATGGTCGAAATGCTTGACAAAATTAGAAAATCAGGCCTAACTGAAAAGCACGCCGCTCGGCTTGGGTTCGACACATATACGGCCCAGGAGGCTCTAACCTCCAACCTGCCCTTTCCCAAGGCTGGGTTCAAGATCCCTTACTTTGACTTAGCTGGCAACGAAACAAAATTCTGGCGCTTCCGTTATCTTGAGTCTACCCTAAACGCTTGGGACAAAGCGACTGGTAGGAAGGAAATGCGCTACTGTCAGCCAAAAGGCTCGTTGAACGAGTTATACCTGCCCCCTCTAGTTAACTGGGCCAAGATAGCTGGAGATACAACGGTCGCAGTTATCATTACGGAGGGGGAATTGAAGGCAGCCTGCGCCTGCGCCGCTGGGTTCCCCACCATCGGGCTAGGAGGAGTCTGGTGCTTCAGGTCGTCTGCAAATCACATGCACCTGCTTCCGATGTTTGATGAATTCAAATGGGAGCAGCGAACAGTCTTCATCTGCTATGACTCCGACGCCGCTGTGAATACGAAAGTTATGGCCGCAGAGAACGCCCTGGCCCGCGAACTAACCCTGCTAGGAGCCGTGCCCTTCGTCGTTCGCCTGCCCCAAACATCCCCGCCTCTTAAAACGGGGCTTGATGATTATTTAGTTGAGGAAGGGGTGGAGGCACTGAAGGTCGCGCTGCAAGAAGGTGTGGAATGGCGGGCCGCTAAAGAACTATTCAAACTCAACGAAGAAGTGGTGTATGTCAGAGATCCTGGTGTCATCCTTCGGCTTGATAACATGCAGAAAATGACACCCATGAGTTTCACTAACCATGCCTACGCGAACCGCCGGTATTTTGAGGAAGTAATCGGCGCCAAAGGCGTGAAGCTAGTAGAACGAAGCGCCCCAGCAGAATGGATGAAGTGGCCCCTTCGCGCAGAAGTTGCCCGCTGTGTCTACAAACCGGGTGAAGACCACTTCTACAAAGGGGCGATGAATACATGGCCCGGATGGGGCTGCTACCCCGCTGAGGGATCTGTCCAGCCGTGGGAAGAGCTCATGGAATATATGTTCAATGTTGAAGACATCCCAGAACGCGCCAAAGATCGCAAGTGGTTTGAGCAATGGCTGGCATATCCACTTCAACATCCAGGAGAAAAGCTCTATACCGCCGCAGTTTTCTGGGGAACAAGGCATGGCACAGGCAAGTCACTGATCGGCTATTCCATGATCAAGATTTATGGGAAAAATGGAACTGAGATTGGCGACCGTGACCTTCATGCTTCGTTCAATGAGTGTATGGAAAATAAGCAGTTCATCATGGGAGAGGAGATAACGGGCGGGGATAAGCGGGCCGTGGCTGATCACATGAAGTCAATGATCACCCAAAAGCAGCTCAGATTGAATGTCAAATACATCCCAAGCTATACGATTGACGATTGCATCAATTATTACTTCACAAGTAACCACCCCGACGCATTCTTCCTAGAGGATACGGATCGTCGGTTTTTTATTCACGAAATAAATGCGCCGCCGAAGCCGTTCAAGTTCTATTCCGACTACATGACTTGGCTGAACGGCAGCGGTGCCAACGCATTGTTTGACTATCTATTGAAGATCGACTGCTCAGACTTCAATCCGCAGGGCGCCGCCCCCATGACAGTGTCTAAGCAAGAAATGATTGATAATGGCAAGAGTGATATTGCCGCATGGGTCGCGCTACTTAAAGATCAGCCCGATTATGTGACGCGACTTGGCGGTGTGACCTTGAAACATCGTCTTTGGTCCGCCACAGAACTTCATTCAATATACGATAAGGATGGGCGCGGCAAGACGACAGTGGGAGGCATGGCGCGAGAATTGGCGAGGGCGGGTATTGAGAAAGCTGCGGAAGGGGCGAATATTTTCACTGACCATGGTATGCAGAAACTGTGGATTATCAGGCCGATTCCCCACACGGTATCCCCCGCTGAGTTGTCTGAAATGTATCTCACAGAACGGGGGATTGCGTGCAAGAAAACTACTACAAAGTTCTAGGAGTTCCGCCATCCGCTGAAGTGTCAGAGATCAGAGAAGCCTACTGGAATATCGCCAAGGCAAACCACCCCGATCTAAATCCTAGTGGGGCAGATATCATGTCTGCTGCCACAGAAGCCTACGGCGTTCTATCTGATGATAAGAAACGCCTCCGCTATGACAGGTTGCTGGACTTTACCATGACTAAGTGCCCTGAGTGCTCTGGTCGTGGAACGACTCTGCGAGTGACTGGCTTCAGTGCAGTGGGCGCTCGTATTGAGAAATGTAAAGCCTGCAACGGGGAAGGATATGGAAATAAAGGCTAAGTTTCTTTCTAAGATAAGGATTAAAGGAGATTGCTGGCTGTGGGTCGGGGCACTGACAGACGATGGCTATGGATTAGTTAGCATAGATGGAACAAGCAAGCGCGCTCACCGTGTTGTCTTCGAAGAACAGGTTAGAAAACTTTCCTCAAAGGAACTCCTGTCTGCGACTTGCAGTAACAGGAATTGTGTCAACCCCGATCATATGGAGATCATATCGCCAGAGACCCTTCGTCGCAGAAATCAAGCCGCGCACAACGCAACTCTTTCTCAACTGTGCTCTAAAGGGCATGAGTTAGATGAGAACCGTAAGTGTCGGATATGCGCCAATGACTACATGCGCGACTACATGCGCCGACGGCGCAAAGAAGCAAAATAGAGTTGGCGCGGAAACCAAACGAGCAGTATAATATATTAAGGGGCTGGGCACCATGGACGAAGCAGTCAGAACCTCTCTGGTAGAAGTATCACTGGCTATCAACGTATGTGAAATGAAACTTGAGCACCTTTCTCGGTCAATGGTTGGGAGGTCCTACCATGAAAAAGAAATAGCCCAAGAACTTCGGCAGTGCCGAGCGCGTATAGACGGGCTGGTTCAGCCGGTCACACAGACAAACACCCAAGTGACAGAAGCACAGTCAAAAAACTTGTAGAGGATAAAGCATGGCAATCAGGGGAATGAAGGCGGCCACCGCGCCCATGGATCTTCGCAAGATACGTCTTCCGAAGTATGGCAGCACTAAGATCAATGGTGTGCGCGGAATCGTTGTTGATGGTGTGTTGATGAGCTACAACATGAAGCCCATCGTAAACGACTTCACCCAGGCCATGTTCGGCAGGCCGGAATTAAATGGCTTCGATGGAGAAATTGTGGTCGGGGCCCCAAACGACCACAATTCACTTCGCAACACAATGAGCGCCATCACTAGGCACCACGGGGAATGCGATGTTCATTTTCATATCTTTGATAATTATCTGCTAGATGCTGACTACCGTAGCAGGTATGAAAATCTGCTGTGGCAGCGCGACACTGGAAAGTGGCGTGGCGTGTGCGACCGCCTTGTGGTCGTTGAACAGAAAATCATCGCAACACACGACGCTCTTGAAGCATTTGAAGAAGATGTCTTGAACCAGGGCTTCGAAGGAATCATGCTGCGCCGTATTGACGGGCGCTACAAGTTCGGGCGAAGCACCCCTGGCGAAGATGATCTGTGGAAAGTGAAGCGGTTCGTAGACGCAGAGGCTGTGATAATCGGGTTCGAGGAGGGAATGCACAATGCCAACGAACTTCAAGTGAACGAGCTGGGCAAGGCCAAACGGACTTCCCACAAAGAAAACAAAGTCCCAAAAGGCACGCTCGGGGGACTGCTGGTTATCGGAATAAACGGCCATTACAAGGGAGTTGAATACCGAGTCGGCATCGGATTCGATCAGCTAACCGCCCAAGAAATCTGGGACAATCAGGTCACCTGGATGGGAAAGATCATCAAGGTGAAATACTTTCCAGTGGGAAACCTCAACAAACCGGCCCATACTTCCTTCGAAGGAGAGTTCTTGGGGGAGCGGCCCGAGGGAATGTGAGACGCAGCAACTTTGAGGGCATCTGGCCTTGCGCATGAGCGTAAGGAGCCCCTACACTTACCCATGGCCCAAACGGGCATACTTGGAGGGCCTCATGGCCAAAACGAAAACACTTGTTCCCGAGTTAGAAGTTCCTGAGCCAACCGAGTTCCAAGTTCCCGAAAGCCTCGCAGCTTGCGCCGACCTGCTTTACTCTATCCGTGAAATGCGGCTGGGTATTGAAAAGCAGGTTGATGAGCTGAAGCAGCGCGAGACACAGCTTCGGGACCACCTGATCAACACGCTGCCCAAGGGCGAAGCTTCCGGGATCGCGGGGCGCATTGCGCGTGTCGCCATCGTCGTAAAGGAAGAGCCCCAGGTGCAGGACTGGGATGCCTTCTACGGATACATCAAAGAGCATGATGCCTTTGATCTGCTGCAGAGGCGTATGTCGGCCCCCGCAGTCAAGGCGCGTTGGCAGGAAGAAGAGACCGTGGCAGGGGTGGGCGTCTTCAACAACGTCACCATTTCTCTGCGGAAGGTGTAAGAACATGATAGATCCCCGAAGTTTCGGTCGTGTTGACGGGGAATAGACCCCACAATTCTGGGCTGATGGCGAAACGGCAAACGCGGTGTGATCACACTGGCTGCAAAGGGCATGACGTCTGCCCTAGCTTTGAAGGTTCAAATCCTTCTCAGCCCACCATTTCAACACTGAGTGCAGGCAGTTCCCTGCACAGTTCACTAGTGGAGCAACACCATGGCAAAGAAAGAAGTGGCCGCGCCTGTCGTAACACAGGTCAACACCTGGGATCAGCAGCTTGCTGATGCCGCAGCAGAAGTTTCCAGCATGGAGGCTGGAAACAGCAATTTCATCAGCACCCGCAACGGAATTCTGTCCTACAACGGAACTCCGATTCCCGGTAACAAGCTGAATGTCGTGGTGATCAACCACGCCATGGAGAACCACTATTACACCGAGCGCTTCGATCCGGACAGCCCTGCGAGCCCGGTATGCTTTGCGTTCGGAACGGACGAGGCTACCATGGCCCCGCACGAGCTTAGTTCGGAGCCGCAGGCCGAGAAGTGTGCAGTCTGCCCGCGAAATCAGTTCGGTTCTGCTGACACTGGTAAGGGGAAGGCGTGCAAGAATATCCGGCGACTTGGGGTAATCACCGAAGACGACCTGGAAGACGTCAAGGCCGCTGCCCTGGCTGTGATCAAGGTTCCCGTCACCAGCGTCAAGCCCTGGAAGGCATACGTCCAGAGTTTGAACAACACGCTGCGGCGCCCTCCGTTCTCCGTAGTGACGCAGATCGCGCCCGTGCCGCATCCGAAGCACCAGTTTGAGCTGACCTTCAAGCTGGATGCTCAGATCACCGACGGGGCCGACCTTCAGGCGATCTTGGACCGGCGCGACGCCGCCATGGAGGAACTGTGCCGCCCGTATGCGCCCCCCGTGGCGCAGGACGAGGCCGCAGAGCAGCCCCAGAAGCCTCAGGGAAAGCGCAAGTTTTAGGGGTGGCCGCTACAGGCCCGCAGGGGTTCAGGCACCTCTGCGGGCCTGCTTTATGGAGGGATAGTCGGTGATAAATCCAGACCACCTCGTCGAGGACCGCCAAAGCATCCACAACTGGTTGATAGTCCTTAGGACATGGCGAACGCTCACAGCTTTCTTGAGTAAGACCACAGACGAGGAAGCCTGCTGGTCTCTTCTTAAGTTTGAGAAAGAACAGCAGAACCGGCCACTCTTCGTAAAGCGCATCTACGGCAAGGCCTCAATCCTACGGGCTCGCAATGAGCGCGCCAAACTGAAAGGCACTAAGTGAATATTCCTAGCCCATGGGTCCTTGACTTTGAGACTGAGGCCATTGGGGGCAGGCCCGACTATCCACCTGTTCCTGTGAGCTTCAGCATCCAGAGCCCAAGAGACGAAGCTCAACGGTTCTACGCATGGGGCCACCCCACGGAGAACAACTGCACCTATGATGAGGCTGTCGCTGTTCTGCATGAGTGCTGGAATAGCGGAGAGCCAATTCTGTTCCACAACATGAAGTTTGATATAGACGTCGCGCAGCATCATATGGGGTGCGGAGACATTGAATGGCAGCGCGTTCACGACACTATGTTCCTTCTATTCCTGATGTATCCCCATGCTCGGTTTCTGTCGTTGAAGCCAAGCGCGGAGAAACTTCTGAATATGCCCCCTGATGAACAGGAAGCTGTTCGTGATTGGCTAGTCGCTAACGGGGTGTGCAGCGACACGAAGGGGTGGGGAGCGTTCATCTCCAAGGCACCAGGATCCCTTGTTGGAACTTATGCCGAGGGCGACGTTATCAGGACCAAACTTCTTTTCGAGCTGCTCTACCCGCAGGTGGTGGAAGCTGGAATGCTTCCAGCCTATGATCGAGAACGTGAGCTCATGTTCGTTCTTCTACAGAATGAACGCGAGGGTGTCCGAGTTGATCTGGAACTTCTGAAGAAAGACCTGGACATTTACGAAGCTGCTATGGAAAAAGCAGAGTCTTGGATCCGAGAGCGCTTGGGTGTTCCTGAACTGAACTTGGACGCTGCGGCGCAAGTAGCCAACGCCCTAGACGCGAGTGGTGTAGTCACCCAGTGGCATCTCACGAAGACTGGCAAGCGGTCCACCGCCAAAGATAAGATGACCCCCGACATGTTCACAGACGAGCGGGTTAGTCAGGCGCTGGGCTATCGGAGCCGTCTCTCCACACTACTCGGCACCTTCATGCGAAATTGGCATGATGTTGCCGTGAGGTCAAACGGAATCATCTACACTAACTGGAGTCAGGTTCGCCAGCCCGGTTCCGGAGACGGAAGCAAGGGGGCACGAACTGGCCGTATGTCAAGCAGCCCTCCGTTCATGAACATTGCCAAAGATCTGGAAGAAAAGAGTGACGGGTATGTCCACCCTGAGTTCTTGGATGTTCCAGAACTTCCAGCCATTCGCAAATACATTCTTCCTGACCATCCAGGCGATCTCATTCTACACCGAGATTATAGCCAGCAGGAGCTACGAGTGCTGGCGCATATGGAAGATGGCGCCTTCATGGCCGCGTATATCGCGGACCCATCCATGGATGTTCATGAATATGTCAGGCAAGAAATCAAGCGCCTGACGGGGGTTGAATACACCCGGTCGCAGGTGAAGCAGGTGAACTTTGGTATCATCTATGGCATGGGCTATGGAGCTTTGGCCAAGAAACTTGACAGCACAGTAGATGTCGCCAAGGACATCAAAACCGCCCAGCGAAGGGTTCTTCCGGGGGTGGCGGCTTTGGAGCGATCAATTAAGAAAATCGGCGGTTCCGGGGGTTTCATCACTACCTGGGGCGGTCGGCGCTACTTCGTGGAGGAGCCCAAGATCGTAAAGGGCGCGGCAATGTCGTTTGAGTATAAGCTGCTCAACTACCTTATTCAAGGTAGCGCAGCGGATATCACAAAGCAGGCGCTGATCAACTACCACAAAATGAAAAAGCACGGCCGATTCCTTATCACGGTTCATGACGAAATCAACATCTCCGTGCCTAAAGAATACGCCGATGAGGAAATGGAGATTCTCAAGAAAGCCATGAATTCCGTGCCACTTGATGTTCCCCTGCTATCTGATGGTAAAATCGGACCTAACTGGGGAAATATGAAGAAGTTCGTGGACAAAGAATAGGGTGTCCGGAAGTAAGTTCAATTGAAAAGGAGAAATGATGGCCCGAGGAAAAGTAGAACAGATCACAGCATGGTCGTTCTCTCGCTACAAGGCATACGAGGCCTGCCCCTTCAAAGCAAAGCTGGCTTTCATAGATAAAATGAAAGAGCCGCCCAACCCGGCCATGGATCGTGGCATCAGAATTCATAGCTTGGCTGAGTCCTTCGTCAACGCCAAGGAAGGCACGCCCTGCCCCCCTGAGCTGGAACTCTTTGAGGAGGATTTCCTAGAGGCTCGTAAAATGCACCCGGAGGTTGAGTGCGAGTGGGCCTTCACCAATATCTGGGAACCGACAAGCTGGTTCGGCAAAGATGCGTGGTGCCGGGTCAAGACCGATCTCACCTACACGAATGGTAACGAACTTATCGTCGTGGACCATAAGACCGGAAAGCGCAACGAGGACCATAAGGAACAGCTTTCGCTATATGCCTTGGCAGGGTTCATCATTAACCCCGACGTTGATGTCGTTAGGGGCGCTCTTTGGTATCTGGATCAAGGAGCTCCGATCGTTGATCAAGTCTACGAACGGGGCCAGATGGGGGAACTGGCAGATGCGTGGGAAGAAAAGACACGACCCATGCTGAACGACACGATCTTCGCCCCGAAGCCCGGTAATGCCTGCCGCTGGTGCCACTGGAAGAAGAGTAACGGCGGCCCCTGCAAGTTTTAGAGGTGGAACATGCTGCTACAAAAGATCAACGAAGCTCGCAGTTACCCGTGCTGCGAAGTGATGCAGCCCCCCGGCCACTACCGCGTTGATGTCGCAATCACGCCCAAGGTCAAGAACCTGCCCCAACCTGTGACAATGCACGTCTATAAGTGTCACAAGTGCTACCGTAAGATGCTGACAGACCATGACTTAAGTATCTTAGAAGTGAGTGGCGTCCAGAACCCGACAGTGGCGTGGGCTAGGAGCCACGGCATCAGAGCCACTAAGCTCCAAGGTCAGGGTAATCGCTCACTTCCTGACTACGAGTTTTGGATCAAAGGCGGAAAGCCCAAATTGATGGAGTTCAAGCGCCCCGGAGAACTTCCGACCGCGCTCCAGGAAGACACCATCGCGAAGTTTGCCGCTGACGGCTACGTGGTTGAGATACACGATGACAAGCACTCCGCCATCGCTTCCCTGCAAAGGTCACTAGATGCTCGTTGAAACCGCCCGCCCCGCAGTTCCCTGGATTCCTCACAACTATCAGAAGAACGTGATGAAGTTCATGCTAGAGAACGCGTCGGCGGGGCTGTTGCTAGACCCCGGCCTTGGGAAGACTTCATGCACCTTTGGGACGCTGAAGGTTCTCAAGGCAAAGAGCATGATGAAATCTGCTTTGGTCATCGCACCACTACGAGTCTGCTACGCAGTATGGCCCCGTGAGGCCGAAAAGTGGAAAGACTTTAATGACATGAAGGTGGTGGTGCTACATGGAAAAGACAAAGAAGCCAATCTCTCAGTTAAAGCAGACATCTATGTCATCAATCCGGAAGGGCTGGAATGGCTATTCTCTAATCCACGCTTTAAGAAATTAGCCCCAGATATTTTGGTGATTGATGAGAGTAGCCGGTTCAAGAATACGCAGGCCAAGAGGTTCAAGGCGCTAAAACCTTGGCTGAAGACATTCCGAAGGCGCTACATTCTGACCGGAACACCTGCCCCCAATGGACTACTGGACCTATTTGGGCAGATCTATATCCTAGACCTGGGAAAGTCCTTTGGCCCCTACATCACAAAGTTCAAGAACGACTTCTTTTATCCTTCTGGGTTTGGGGGGTTCACTTGGCGTCCGAAGAATGATACAGCAGAGCGCATCAATGAACTGCTCAAGCCGCTGACCATTCGTCTTGAGGATAAGGACTACCTAGAAATTCCGCAGCTTGTGACTAGCCCAGAAACCGACATTATCATTGATCTGCCAGATGATGCTCGGAAAATCTATCATGACCTTGAAAAGGAAATGATAGCCAAACTATCCGAGACCGAAGTTCTGACAGCGATGAGCGCGGCAACCGCAAGTATGAAGTGCAGGCAGCTCGCGAATGGTTGCGTCTACAGACAACTGGAATACGCGCCCGCTATGAAGGAGGATAGGTGGCACTATGTCCATGACGAAAAGATTAAGGCGCTTGAAGATTTTGTTAGTGAACTTAATGGGAAACCTCTGCTTGTCGCCTACGAGTTCGTTCATGACATGGAAAGGATTCGTAAGGCGTTTCCAACTGCGACGTTCGTTGCGGACATCAAGGCATCCAAATTCGCTGATGTTGAGCGTAGATGGAACGCGGGGGAAATTGAAATGCTGGTGGGGCACCCCGCCTCGATTGGTCACGGGCTCAATCTGCAGGAAAGCGGAAACCACATCCTCTTCTACGGCCCCACCTGGGATTTGGAGCTATACGACCAGTTCATTAAGCGCATCCTGCGACAAGGCAACAAAAGTTCCCACGTCTTCGTGTATCATATCCTAGCAAGAAATACCGTAGATTTCGCTGTGATGCGAGCGCTTCGGGGGAAGGCCAAGGTTCAGAGCAGCCTACTCGAGTCGCTTAAGGACTACGCATCTGAGGTTGAGTTCAATCCAACCGGAAGCGAAGCGGCACGTGCGATCATGAAGAATCTAATTTAGCATTTTGTTCCTCACCCCCTTGCGCTTGACCGATGGAAGTGCTACCCTTGGTTTGCGCTACTTTTCTGAATAGGTCCCAAGTGACTGAAACCTACCAGCTCCGCTGTGATCTACAACGCCACGTCGTGTTACTTGTCGGAACCAGTGGCGATCAATCCTTTTACATCGCCAAGGAGAAATCTAAGGTTGATGTTCTTAAGACTCGCCGTGCAGCATTTGACAAGGAATACTGCATGGAGATTACTGAGTATTCATTAGCGGACTTCGCTAACCGAACGCTCAAATTAAAAGAACTAGGGGTGCAAATCACCCCTCGGGCTGCGGCCCATCTCAACACCCTCTCAAAGGAGCCATTCATGGCCAAGGTCCAGAAGATCCAGGAACCCGCGTCGGACGCCCAGGTCGATCCGGTCACCCCCGCCGCCAAGCCTGCCAAGGAGCCCAAGGCTCCCAAGGAGCCCAAGGCCCCCAAGCTCAACGAGGACGGCTCCATCATCGAGCCCACGCCGCGCAACCGCCGCGAGAAGATCGATGGCGACCGCAAGATCAAGGTGATTGGCGCGAACCCCGCGCGGCTCGGGACCACGCGCCATGCCATCGTGGAGTTCATTCTCGGAGCTCGGACCGTGGCGGAGGCTCTGGATAACAGCGTGGTTCGCAAGGATGGCACCGAATACAAGATCGGTATGCCCGACATCTACTTCGCTCTGGAAAACAATCTGATCGAGCTCATCTAGTCGTCGGTCGCCATAATTCGCCCCGTCTGTGGTTTAGTCCATAGCCGGGGCGAAGTTCTCTGGAGTGTCAAATGAAAACTGTGGTGTTCAGTTTCAATCCTCCTACACCCGACGGCTCGTTGGCAAACGCGCGAACTGCGACTTTTATTGCTGACACGCTCGATGTCCCACTTATTTGTGATAAGAATATCGCAGATGTTGAGGCTGATGTTCTCATTCTTGTGGCGGGTGTTTTCATGTATTGTCGTTGTCTGCCCGAAGTCGGCGCCGCTGTAGAAAAAGCCAAGCGCGTCGTCTGGGCACAGAATGACTACACCATCAAGCCCCCGCTTGCGGACGGCATTGCCGAAAGCCCGTTTAGAAAAGCATTCAGGAACCGTAGGTCTGCTGGTCTGCCCGATGTTGATTTCTGGACCACAATGAAGAAGGCCTCAGAAAAGACGCCCTTCAGTGCGTGGGTGAACTGGAATCAGATGGCGTATGAAACCCCCATCAGTGACGAAGCTTTTGAGCTGAATCGTGAGCACGCCATTGAATCATTCATCTACTACGGGGCCGATAGGCTGGGGCGCCGAGACTACTTTGACTGGTATTTCAATGGACAGAAGGCGCCATTGACTATCAGTTCCTTTAGTAAGTCAATGTCTCGCTACGAAGATGATGCCGATATCATTCCTGCATTCAAGCGAACTGAGTTCTTTGACCGATTGGGCCAGTATTCCGCCGGGCTATACCTGGAGGACAAACGCTCGCACGCCGAGTTCACCAGCCCTGCCACGCGGTTCTATGAGATGCTCCGCGTGGGGGTTGCCATGTTCTTTCAGCCCCAGGCGGTTCCCATGCTGGCGAAGGCTGGGTTCGATGTTGCGCCCTTTGTTGCCACGCCGGGGCAGCTACCAGACGCGCTCAGCAGGGCGCCAGAGGTGGCTCGCCAGCAACGGGCACTGTGGGGTGGTAGGCCCTACCTTCAGCACCTAAAGGAACAGCTTTTGCGAGAGCACGCACGCATCCAGGAGGGTGTCAAATGAGTAATCCTATGCGCGTAGACGACCTGTGCTATTGGATCAAAGAGCGCCATTCCATCTATACCAAGAAGCAGGCTGGGGAGCCAAAGCCTTGGACCCAGGACCCAATCTTGCAAAGTTATCGGTTCTGCAATGTCTATCGAAATCTCGATACCGTGACAGAATGGATCCACGCAAACTGGATGAACCGCAGCGATCCGAATATGTTCGTGGCTATGGCTATCGCACGGTTCGTGAACTGGCCAGACACCCTTGAAGAAATGGGGTTTCCGTTGCCGTGGGATCCCGAGCATTTTGTATCGGTCCTACATGATCGCCGGCGCAGGAACGAGAAGGTTTACAGTGGGGCCTACATCGTATCCACTAACGGCCACGCCATGGATAAGGCCGAGTATCTCGCCAACTTCGTCATCCAGCCCATCTGGGACAACCGCATTGACGTTCGCCCAAAGAAGGGTGACACTCTTGAGTCCTTCTACCAGCGGCTTGTCAAGTTCGATGGGCTGGGCAGCTTCATGGCTGGGCAGGTGATAGCTGATCTGAAGTATGACAAGTTCAGCCCACTTTACGAAGCAAGCGATGAATTCAGTTGGGCGACCAGCGGGCCTGGGAGTCGGCGAGGCATGAACCGTGTCATCCAGCGGCCTCCTGCAGCGCCTATCACTGAGCGGGTGTGGAGGGAGAACCTGACCATCCTTCACCAAGCCGTTCAGGACAGGCTCGCCCCTTTGGGTATGCCGCCAATCTGCGCCCAGGACCTCCAGAACGCATTATGTGAGTTCGACAAATTCGAGCGCGTCCGGCTTGGGGAGGGCACCCCGCGCTCCGGATACCCTGGGAGGGGCTGATGGAATTCCGTGCAAGAAACCTCACGCAGGTGATGGCCGCGTGCCTTCCTAAACTTGTGGAGGGAACCGCAGAGTCCTCGCGTAACGGGCCGGTGATCTTAATTGACGAACCGGTGATCCTCACTTACGAGAAACCTTGCGAGCGAGTGCTGTTCTCACCCACACGCGACGCTAACCCATTCTTTCATCTAATGGAAGCTCTATGGATGCTGGCGGGGCGCGACGACGTTGAGTTTCCCACCAGGTTCAATTCAAAGTTCAGCCAGTTCTCAGATAATGGTGTGACCTTCAATGGAGCCTACGGTTTCAGATGGCGCAAGTATTTTGACACAGATCAGATTGAACTGGCTGTCAAAGAACTAACGGAGAACCCAGGTTCAAGGCGCGTAGTAATCGGGATGTGGGATCCGATGTGCGATCTTGGATCCACGAGCAAAGACATCCCGTGCAACACGCACATCTATCTGAGCATCCGGGAGAACTCTGGTCTGCTGGATATGACAGTGTGCAACCGAAGCAACGATGCAATCTGGGGGGCCTTTGGCGCGAACGCTGTTCACATGAGTATTCTTCAAGAATACCTGGCGGCATCAATTGGCGTGGGCGTTGGGCGCTACCGACAGGTGACAAACAATCTCCACTTCTACTCGGATACCTTCAGCGTGGAGAAACTATCACGCATTGCGGATGAGTGTGCATCAGACACGGCGTATTCACTAGGACGTGTCAGTCCTTATCCGCTGATCTCCATTTCCCCAGGCTGCTGGATGACTGAGCTCCGCGAGTTCCTGGCGAAGCCATCAATGAAGCCTGAGAACTACCACGATGGCTTTTTCGCCGAAGTGGCGGCCCCCATGTTCGCCGCTTGGGGGGAACGGAAGGCTAATGGGGACACGCATAAAATGAACCAGCTCATAGAAAGCATCGCCGCTTATGACTGGCGCGTGGCCTGCCGAGAATGGGTTGTCCGTAGGAGTAAGAAAGATGTATAACAGACTGAGGTTCCTTTATGGGGGGCTGGCTACCAAGCGGTTCCACACCCTTCGGACTATCCAAGAGAATACCGTCGGCCACCACTCTTGCGGTGTGGCCCTGCTAGTGGCTGAGTTGTCGGAATCAACTCCGCGGGCGGAACTTCTACTCGCGTGCCTGCGGCACGACCTCGCAGAACACAAGGCTGGCGACTCTCCCGCGCCTGCCAAGCGAGAGGGCGGCTTCGGTGAACTTCTGAATAGTTACGAGGCCAAACTCCTAGAAGAGCAGTGGGGGAAGGCGGGCCTGACCAGTGAGGAATTCCGTCTGTTCAAGATCGCTGATTGCTTGGATGGCATCATGTTCTGCATCAGTGAACGCACCATGGGAAATCGTCATCTTGACGGGGCCTACAAGAATTTCCGTGACTACATCGCGGAACTGCATCCGACCCCTCATGAGAGTTACATCATCGGGGTCGTATGCGCCCCTTGGAGGGAACTTGTCAATGGATAATGAACCCACAAGAACGGTGTCATTAGCAGAGGCGTTTCCGCTAGAACAACAGCGCATCCGCGAAATGATAGAAATCTACGGAGAATGTGGCCCTGGCGGTAGACGTATGCAAATCGTCCTGAACGACATCCTGTCCCGTTCAATGCAGGCGGCTGCGAATCAAGACGTCGTGGCCATGCTGAAATCCTACTATGAAATGAAGGAGGAACAACTGTGAGCAGTCCTAACGAAAGGCAGGTCGGGGGCGGCCACTACAAATCTGAGTTTCAGCACTGGGATTTTGTGCTGGGGGTCCTAGGTGGTCGCTATCTTGAAGGATGTCTTACCAAGTATGCGAGCCGTTGGCGAAAGAAAAACGGCCTGCAAGATCTTGACAAGGCGGAGCATTATCTTGACAAACTTCTTTCCACTGTGGAGGCAAATCAGAATGTCTACAGGGGAACTCCGGACGAAGTCATCCGACCGGCTGCACGCATGGCTAGGGCGTTTGCCGAAGCCAACGATTTGAACGAACACGAGACTGCCATCATGGTTCGCGTCGCTACGTGGAGCACCACAGCCGATCTTGAGGCAATTAGGGTCCATATCGCACAGTTGAGGCTTTTGGCTCCATAAACCAGCCGTTCTGCGGCCTAGAAGTAAACTTTAA